GTAAGGAGTGTAAAGCAGATAACGAAGTATCTGTTAATCTAGAAGAGATTCCGGCACCAGAAGTACATAAGATTGAAGATGTTGTTTTAAACGACAAATATACACTAAAGCTTAGATACCCAAGATATAATCATATGTTAGAATCTCTTCAAAAAGAAGAAAAGGTCACGGCAACAGGTCTTATTTTAGATTTGGCTATGGCAAGTTTAGATAAACTTCTTACTGAAGATGAATCGATTACGTTTGATGACGAAACAGATGAAGAGAAAACAATTTTTCTTGATAATTTGAATAGTGATCAATTTAAAAAGATTATGACCTTTGTCGAAGAACTACCTAAATTATCAAAGGCTGTTAAGTTTAACTGTGAAAAATGCAAGCATGAGAATGACTATACACTACAAGGAATTCAAGATTTTTTTTAATAAACCTTTCTCATGAAACTCTAATGAATTATTACCAGTCCAACTACCAGTTAATGGAAAAACATCATTATTCTTTAAGTGATCTGGATATGATGATTCCGTGGGAGAGGGAAATCTACCTTGCTATGTTAATTGAGGATATGAAACTACAGAAACAGCAGATGCAACAAGGATAACGCATGGCTATTACCCTAACAGAGATCAACAATACATTAATTAGTATGGTTGATGAGCAGCGAGAAACTAAATCGGTTATGCAAAGCATTGCCGATAAAATTACTGCATCTGCTGAACGAGATGAAAAGGCCCGATTAAAGTTTTTAAATAATAAAGGTTCTGGAGCTTCCGCGGGCAATATAAGATCTGCTGCGCCGTCAGCAGCAGGTGGTAATTCTGGCGGTTTATTAGGTGGTATGTTAGGTGGCCTTGGTGGAAAAATGCTTGGCGGAGCGGCGGGGATTGCTGGATTAGGGCTAGCACTTCCTGCTTTCTTTGGTGGTCTCATCGCTGGTGATGCTGCAATGAAGTGGTTAGATGTTAGTATGGATTTCGGCAAACTCAAAGAGGCTGCAATTGGTTTTACTAATATTATTCTTGAAATGGATCCAAAAGCATTAGTGGTTCTTGGTGGTATGATGGGTATCTCTGCCGTTGGTGGTACAAAGGCAGCTAAAGGTCTTGGCGCAATGGGATTTGCTATTAGCGCATTCCTCGGTGGTTTATTAGCTGGTGATCTAGTCTTTAGCGGCGTAAAAGCTCTTGGTGGTGATCTAAATTTTGATGGTATGAAATCTGCATTAGGTGGATTCTCTGGCATGATTATGTCAATGAAACCAGAAGCTATAACCGTAATGGGCGCGCTTATGGGAATAAGCGCTCTGGCTGGAATTAAAGGTGACGGCAAATCAGCTGCTATAGCGTTAGGTGCTATGGGTATTGGTATCACTGCCTTCCTAGGCGGTTTACTTCTAGGCGATCAACTTATCGAAGGGGCTTCCGCTTTAGGTATGAGTATGGACTTTGGTGGAATGAAGTCTATATTAACTGGCTTCTCTGATTCAATTGGAGCGCTCACACCAGCTGCGGCAACTGCATTGGTTGGAATTTTAGGCGCTGCTACTGGATTGGCTGTTGTAGGTAAAGGTCCAAAATCCGCAGCTAATATTGCAGCTAATATGACAGGCATCGGCGCTGGTATCGCTGGATTTATGACAGGTCTTGCTGCTGGTGATGCAGGAATAACATGGCTTCAAAAGACTGCGGGTGCTGATGGTAGTGGTTTAAAATCTGCATTTAGTATGTTCAATGATTCTATGGGAGTTTTAGATGAAAAATCTGTAAAAGCTCTTGCTGTTATTGTTGGTGTGTCAACGGCTGCTGGTCTATTGGCTGGTGGTGCGCTTGGCGTCAGAGGCGCGCTTGGTATTGCTGCAATTATGACCGGCGTTGGTGCTGGTATCTCTGGTTTGTTTATCGGTCTTGCCGCGGGCGGTAAGATTGTTGATGTAATTAATAAGCTACCAACTGGTGGTGACGGATTTGTATCCGTTATGCGCATGTTTAATGATTCAATCTTAGCAATCACACCAGATGCAATTGGTCGTCTTGTTGAAATTAGCAATAAGAAAATTGGCGGTGGACTATATAGCCTCGGTAAAGGTATGGCAGCATTCTTCGGTGCAAAGGGTTTGGGTGAGATTGGTAATATCTACTCAAATGCAAAGGCCGCAATCCAAGGCGCTGTAAATTTCATATTTGGAACCAACTTCGGCGAAGGTGAAGACAAAGGTGCAATCTCTCAAATTATCAGAGCACTCGAGCCGATAAAAACTGTTGATCAATCTCTCATTGAAAAAATGGGATCGTTTGGTGATGCAATTAATGACTTTGCTATGGCATTTCAAAACTTATCAAATCTGAGTGGCGAAAAAGCATCATCCAATTTATCAAAAATGGTAAAGGACCTAGGTGGTGTTCTTTCGATGTGGCCACACCTGACTGGCGATAATCCTGAACCATTTGATCCGAGAGGTTGGAAAGCCTTTGGTAAAGATAAGATTGATTTTGGTGGTGGGCTTAAGAATATTAAACCAGAAAATATCGAAATGGTATCAGAAGGTGTTAATAAATTAAGAATAGCACTTGGTGTTAATGGAGAATCTGGTGTTAAAAGATCAGGCGGAACATTAACAGAATCAACATCAGAGCTTATGCAACAAGATGAAATGTTAAGGCATCTAAAAGATATCCGTGACGGAATTAATAGAATGGCTGGCGGAAACGTCTCTATGAACGATAATAGTACGACAGTAACAAATAACTCCGGTATTGTTATGCCAAGAGGTGCTACTGTAGATTTACTTGATGGGGGTCTTGCCCTTGGAGTTAGTGGTCCTCGTTAAAAAGCCGGCAATCACTAGGACTACCGGCTTTTCATCACATTGTAACGTGGTTACATGTAAACTTATGAAGCTGCCAATTTAGCAAAGTATGACATTGTATCAACTTCTTCCTCTTCGTCAGCAGGTGCTGATGCTGTTTCCTCAATAGATTGTGGATATGAAGGAGCTTGCTCACGTGGCATTGGCGCAGGTGCTTCTTGGTTCATCTGCGACTGTTGTGCCATCGACATTTCAGACTGAGTTCCCAATACGCTATCAAGCTTAGTTTTCAATTCAGCATATGATTTAAATGTTGATGGATCAACAAACTCTTGAATTGGATGAAGTGAGTTATAAATGCCTTCAAGGTATGCATCATCGCTTGACAATTCAGAAGGTGCATCAAATTCAGATTTATCGTAGTTGGTCCAGCCTTCTACTTTACGGATTTTGATTTTAAAGTTAGCTCCACCCCAGAAGTCGAATGGGTTAACTGGTTCTTCATCAGCAAACTGAGGTTGCATTGCATCCATAATCTTGTTATAGATCTTTGAACCAAACTGATACATGAAGACTTTACCTTCATTCTCAGGATTGGATGGGTCAGAAACAACCAACACATTTGATACGTAATGAAGACGACGCTTTTGTTCACGTGCCTGTTTACGCTGCCATGAGTTTGGATCTTCTGTAGCATTCCAAAGCTTGCTATTCATTTCACCGACAGGATCGTCTTGACCGACTGTGGTCAGCGACTTTTCGATATACCATTTACCTGTTGGGCCTTTAAATCCGTGATCCCAATATTGTACCCATGGAACATCTTGTCCTTCTGGTGCTGGGAGGAAACGGATTACTGCGTAACCATTGCCGGCTTTATCTTGTGTTGGTTTCCACATACGTTCATCTTTGAACGATTTGTTACCACCTCCACTGCTTGTAGCTTCCGCTGCTGCCACAAGTTTATCGATTGAACCACGGTTACGTTTTAGATTTGCAAAAGACATATATTTTCCTTATATTTGCTGTAGTATAACTGTATTATTTTAACATATATTTGTTCTTTCGAACATACTATATATGCAATTTTTAATCAAAATCCAATTGATTTCCACGAGGAATAAGATTTAATAGCATTGCTTCCCCCTCGATCTTTTCAATAACTGGAGCTGATAGAAACTTCTTCACATCCTCTGGATCAATTTCGTGCTTTTCACATAGATCCAGAATAACATCCATATATGAATTCTTTTGTGTGAGGACGTTTTTCTCAACGAGTTTTGTGAACTCGCTCTTTGTTAAGAATTGACTCATTTATCAAGTGCCCTTAAGATGATAGTGTCCTTATTAATGCGACCATTCACGTCGTCAATAGTCTTTGTGGTGAGAGTTGACCAAAACTTATTAATTGCTGTAGGAGTTTTGGTCAGGAATGTGGTCAACGACTCTTCAGGTTTGCGAAGCTTAACAGCTCTACTTGCAGCGGCATCGATGCCATACACAGTAGATCCACGCACTTCAAAACCATTTGAACGTTCACACACATATTCAGTAATTATACGATATTTTACGTTGAATGTATACAGCCTTCTTGCGCCAATAATATTTGACGGATTAATAGATGTAATCTTAAACTCAGAAGACTCTGGTGCGAAATTCAACTTTGCTACTTGTTTATCTGCTGATTTGACACGAGGTTTTGCCGGCTTACGAGTAGCTTTCTTACTTGCACAATATCGGTTTGCATCATCAATAATAGACGAGATGAGTTTAAGATATTTCTTCTGCTGTGGTTTACTCATATGAGAATAGCCTTCAACCAAATCTGGAGTTTTCTTTTCCACCAGCTCTTCAAGCTCTTCTTTCAAAGGGGTATAGAAATCAATTACAGCTTTACCACCGATAGCGCTGAGGTTAGCCTTAATCATTTCATTGTAGACGGAATAATTATCCCAATCATTAAACACCTCAGTGCCGAACATATCAATCGTGACTTCAATCTCAGAAATAAATTCAGAGTTCTTTTCTTTAACCAATTCCATTGGAGAACGTCGAGTTACCACAGAAGCAGCATCATCCTCTTTCACATTATCCAATGCCCTAGATTTGATTCGATCAATATACGACTGAACCTTCTTGACACCATCCCATTTAACTGGAAATTCATGTCCCAGCGCTTGCCAATGAATTGATGCTGCAACTCCGGGTTCAGCTGTATAACACCATTCAGGCGCAGACAGCAAAAGCTTTTGCTCGGCACCTTTAAAATGCTTTTTGATATAGCTTTTAATAATTGAAGCAAGATCTTTCTTGTCTACTTCCATACGGATATAGTCATAGAACCAACGGAAATCATCTGTAGGAGCTGCAGCCAGACCTGTTTTGATTTTACGCGGAAGAGTCTTAATCTTCTTCTTTAGGGTCTTGGCTACCATATGGCATTTCCTTATTCAACTCAACAAGTTCAATCTCATTGTTTTCCGTGACATAATGTTTAATAAACCCATTATCACACAGGTAGGTTATAGTATTATTAATGACTTCATCTTTGTGGATTCTGTTTAGATTATAACCAATCATAAACGATGCAATAGAGCATCCAGCGATAGTCAATAGTGTAACTGTAAATGGATCCATTTTAATTTCCTATTTGTCGTCGTCCACGTTTTGCTCGTAAATGTATAGATGGCCCTTTTCACTCTTACGGCGAAACAATGTATTCCACCGTAAGATGATCATATACTTGATATATGTGAACCAATTCATGTGAAAGAAGTCACATTATCGATGCGAAAGGCGCGCCAGCCTTGTGCTGTTGTATCCCATACAGGAAGAACTTCCTCATTTACAGCCTTAGGTGATTTGTTGGCTTTGGTCTCAATTGGATCTGGAATAAGATTCGGGTCCAATGTGCATGTCATTTCACGTTGTTCGCCATTCACCTTTGTGAATGTCACAACTCGCGTTCCGGTTTGTAGCTCTTCGATCATTTTAATTCGAATTTGGCTACGAATATTGGAGGCAAGCAATTTCAGTTCTTCCACAGATTCTGGGATATTTGTATCCTGTGCCATTGCGTCTAGTTCCTTTGCTGAATTCAAGTTCTTCATATTATAGTCCTTTATCATATATTGTGTGTAGTAACCTATCATATTTGATAGCATTTGTACACATTTATTTTGTGTTATCGCGAAAACTTTTTAATGCACCTTCAATGATGCTTGGATATTTTCCCAAAAAGCTTCCTGCTTTCAGCGCATCTTTATCTATCACATCTCTATGCCGATGCGTAATATTATCCCATTCTTTATAAATGATCTTGGCAAGATTGTCATAAAACCCATCGGTTAAAATAGGATCATCGTCAACATAATACGCGTATGAAGCCATAAGATAAAAAGGCACCATCATATTCATATTATCTTTAATGACATTCGCAACTTGCTTATCAAGCATTAGTCCCAATCACCATTCGCAAAGTGGCTATCAAACTTTGTGGTTTCATGGAATGTTTCGCCGTAGTATTGCGCAGCATATTTGCTTGAGTCGGTATAATAATTTGGGTTTTTTGAAGCATCTTCTGGAACATCCATGAAAGTACGAGCAGGTTTAGATGATGCCTTCGCTTTACCGATAACCAAATTCGACTCTGATTTGATTTTTGACATAAGCTTTTTACGCTGTGCAATCTCTTTGATTAGAGCCAGACGTTCGGATTGTGTTGTTGCGATTTTCATATCAAGTATCTCCATTATGTATACGATCAGAATAGATCATGTGGATTGTATTGTACACAGTGTATTAGTAGTTTATCAAAAATTCACGGTCAGCATTCAAAGAAGACCAGACCTCGTATTCAGACTTCCAGTCAAATGTTTCTGACATGTATTCGCCCATGCCATCATTCCATTTGTATGTGCCATGAAGATTATATGTCTCTCGACCTTCCATCGTAAAAATAAATACCCAATCGGATTGTAGATAACGTCTTGGATCAGCTCTTAGCATAGACAACTCAGACAAAGTAGCGGCAATCTTCATTGGATTGCGTACTTTGACTTCTACTGTATGCCCACACGGAGATACCAGATCGTGCCATTTACGAATATCGTTTGTAAACTTTGCCTTTTCTTTCAAAAAGTTTTCAGCTGGCTTACCGATAGAAACCATATCATATACATTCTGATATGTTCGATCACCTTCAGGATTCCATATCTCTTGGGCTTCAAGGATGGTATCCTTTTCAAGCTGATCTAGATCCAAATCTTTTACATTAAATTTCACGTGAGCTCTCCACAAGAATTTTAGAATTCATACGATCAATGCGATCAATGTTTTCGCTAAGATCTTCAACAAGAAACATGAGCTCGACAAGGATGTCTTTGCTAGATTTATCGCAGTTAACGGAATTACGAATAATTCTAGACAGTTTGTCCTTCATCATTGTGGCATCTTGAAGGTCATTAACAATAATCATAGTGTATCTCCTTATGTTATATAAGTTCTATCATATCATAAGGAGACTGTAAACAAAAAAATGCGGTTAATCCCACAAATTTTCGTAATATTTTCCAAACAGTTTGAAACCGTTGGTCATACGTGCTTGGTGTGCTTTGCGACCTTCATCGTCTGACCAAACAAGTTTTAGACCAAACATGCTAGAAGGATCTTCCTCGTATTCGTAATAAGAGCTTTCCCAATCATCATCTTGCTTCTGCTCAAAGGCCCAGATCATCTCATCCATGACCCAGTCCCAACGCTTAAAGTGATTGTCGTCCAAGTCGTATTGATCTTTTTTGGGCAGCGCAGATGTGCTACGAAGTTCTTCTGGAACATCTTCATCACCTACGAATGGTGCACCGTGTTTAGTGTCATTCAGTTGTTTAAGCATAGGTAGAATGATATGAGAAAGAGTGTGATCCATTCCCCAAGTGTCATGCTTGTCAACGCGAACCTTGATTTTTTGATCACTACGTCTGTCTATGATTTGATTAATAGTAATATTATAAAGCCACTGCAAACCATCTTCAAGCTTTTCTAGGAGATGCTCAAACTTAGTGCTGCTTTCTTTCCACTGCACTCCGTATTTTTTATCCATGTATTTGTCATGGACGTAGCTCACCCAGCGATGTCTATACGGTCCGATATAAGCTTTCATTTAAAATTCTCCAGTTGTAAGGAAGTCTAATACAAGATTAATAGCAAGATCAAGGCTTTCTGCTGAAAGCTCTATATCATTTCTTTTAATTGTCATATCAAAGGCAAAGGCTACATCTTCGTATGTGGCATTTGTGTAAATTTCATCATAGTCCCAGTATGTGACCGTAAATGTTACGCCATCTACTCGCATATGAAATAGCATACTATCATCACCGCCGTCGGTATTAAGTATTGCTGTTGTCATGACGTTATACCACAATCAAACAGAGATGTAAACCCCTAAATTCACCTTTCATATTATTGTTTAATAATCCAATCCATATTCATAAAATCAGTATCTTCTGGCATCAGTTCAACTTTATCGCCATAACGGTGCTCAAGAGCAGCCCATACATGAGCGTTATTCATTCTTAGCGTGTAAGACTCTTTACCACAACGATATGTAGAGCCACTAGAACCAGAGAAATAATAAGCGCTGTCATCTTCTTCTACCTTTGTAATACCACTGTTCATACGCCAAGAGTCGCCAGTCGTGTATCCTCCAGACCAGCCCGCAAGAACACGATAATGCGGGTCATCTCCTTTGAGTTTGATGATTACCCAATTATCCGGCTTGTACATTATCCCCAATCCTCCAATACGTTTTTCAGGTCTTTCAAAACCTGTTCTAGCTTTTCTGCATCCATTGCACGACGAGAATGGATTACATTAGGTCTAAAGTATCTGCCTTCATCAGTCTGTTCTGTGATATCAAGCAATCTAAACAGTTCTCTTACCAGAACATCATAGGCTTGTGCTTTACTTGTCATGCTCATCACGATCCCTCATAGCTAATAGTGCGACCAGTATCTTCATAAATCATTACCCAACCCGCTCCATATGCAGGACAGATTTCCACAAACTGGGGCATTTGATTATCATCCTTAGGTCCATGGCCACCAGTCAAGAAATACAACCCACTCATTTCTGGGGTTGCATGTTTATAGCGATCACGTTCACGTTGATAGATATCGAGCGCTTTGCGTAGTTTTTCGTTTTCCGCCTCAAGCATTTTAATGCGGTCTAGCAGTTCGTCTGTTCCGATCAAGGCAGTCATTCTGTCTCTCCCTCCGGTCGCGGTTGCGGGCGAAGTTTTTCTGCCCCATCAATCCGCTCCTTGGCAATATTGAAATAGTTCTCATCCATCTCAATGCCGATGAAACTACGGCCAAGGTTTTTAGCTGCTACGCCCGTTGAGCCGCTGCCCATTGTGAAGTCCAGCACCGTTTCACCCTCGTTGGTGTAGGTCTTGATAAGCCATTCCATGAGAGGGACGGGCTTTTGAGTGTTGTGTTGAGTTTTACCTAATGGAACTCTATTTACCTCTAATATATCAATAGGATACCTATAACCTGTGTCTTTATATGGCGTTATTGCCTTACTTGACTTACCCGAAACAACCGAGTCGTGTGTTCCTCTTGCTTTATTAGTTACTAACTTCCCTTCGTGCTTAACCATTTGTGGGTTATATGTGGGCTGAGATTCATAGAATACACATATATTCTCCGTCACCTTACCAACCCTCTTCTTTAATTGAAAGAAGTTAGTTGCCTTTTCCTTCTTCCAGTAAATATCATGTTTATAATGCTTTACATTACTCAGCCGCAAGGTGCTACTAAAGGGTTCACTACCAAACAACACAATAGCCCCAGATGGCTTAGTGATACGCTTCAACTGCTCCCACATAGGCTCAAACGGGATAACAATATCCCACCTGCAGGACGTCGTGCCATAAGGGGGATCAGTCAACACCATGTCAACCGATCCTTCAGGGATGTCTTTCATCCGCTCTAAGCAGTCGCCTTGCATTAGATTAATCATTCTATTTCTCCACAAATTTGCCATCTACAATTTTCATATATTTTGCTGGAGCACTCAAGTCTCCAACACGACGAAAGTATGAACGGCCACCATCAACAGCACAGTTGCCAACTTGTCGGTAGTCGTGACGGTGTTGAGAGTATTCCCAACCAGCAGGACCTTCAACCATACCAAACTCGGCTTCTTCAATCTTATCGGCATTGCCAACCATAAGATTTTTACCATTATGCGTCAGACTAAAATAACGATTGCCAAACTCAGGATGTGGCGTTGCTCGGTAGAAAATATCTCCCGCAGATGATTCTGATCCGATAGCGGAAGTGCAGACATATTTTACCTCAACACCATCTTTTTCAGTATAAAATTGTTCAATTGCGTGAATGTCGAATTTTGGTGAGTGTTTGATGTTCATGATGTTTTGCCAGTCATTTCTTCATAACGCTGTTTTAGATTGTTGAGCATAGCCCAAGTTGCGGTTCCTCTTGCGGCTTGGTCACCCCAGGTTCGAACCATACCTTCTGGTCCATCACTGTGTTCCAAAATGTAGTTGGCCCATTTAACGCCATCGGCAAGTGATATAGATTGATCTGACATTATGTATCTCCTTATTTAATCTGAGCATCAATTACGTTAACGAGGTCTTCAACAAAAACACCCTCAACGATATCATCAACAAAAACTTTTGCGCCGCGGATTCGAAAGAATTCAATATCATAAAGATCAGTACCTTCATTATATTTGACGTATACTTGACCTTTCCAGCCAACCATACCGCTAGATTTGAACTTGAGACCATCATTCATAGCAACAAGGTCTTTTGCGCCCCAAGCGCCCAAAGCCCAATAGTCAATTGTTTTGATTTGCGAGTGAATTGTTTTTGCGATGCTCATTGTGTGTCTCACTTTATCTTGATTACACACTATTAGTACTATATTAGAGCACCAATGTAAACATTTATTTTGAATTATTTCAAAAAAAGTTTTAGAGTTTTATTGTTATCTTGGAGCATAAGACCACACTCTTTCACATCCATATTGACATATGATCTTCCATGAGAGTCAATAATCTCTACACGATCAACATCGGGAAATGCCATGTCAAACATTTTTCCGAGATCGTTCACATTAATTTTATTCGCCATGATTTTTTGGAACCTTATTCCCATATCCATCATATTCCCAATTGCGCAATGCGGGATCTAGATGCATATCCAGTTTAGGAGTTCTGTCTTCATCAATCAGCCGCTGCAAATCGTCTCTTCGTCTCTGCAGAGACTCTAGTTTGATTTTTGCTTGGTCAATTTCGCGATCTAAATTTTCTAGTTCACCACACATACTCATCAGCGTTTCCTTATTTTCTCATAAACTGAATACAAAATGGTTCCAGGTTCATAACCCCTAATATATTCACGCAAAGCTTCAAGTTCTTCTGGAGTAAGTTCTTTTTCAATAAGGTCTTCTTGTATTACTTGATAGCCCCTGTCTTCTATTTCATCAATAAGCTCTTCGTCAGTCCACTCATCCAAATCAACTTCAAAGTCAGCATATTCTGTTATAACCTTTGTGCTCATTATGATTCCTCACCCTCTTTTTGTGGATACCAATTATGGCACAAATAACCTTCTACTGTCCAACCGAGGCGCTCTACGTACTGGATACCATTTCCCAACATCTCGTAACATTCCGGCTCATCTTCTGCAAATAGCCCTGATGTATGTGCCGAGCATTTTGTTCCTGTATCTATAGTTACACAGAGTAATAGTATTCCAGTCCACATAATTTTATCCTCCGTAAATTTTTGTTAGATGATCTCGGAACTGCTCTACCTTCTGTAGGCGATCAGGCCAGAGAATATATTCTTTTTCAGGATTCTTTTGTAGATTGGTAAGTAGTGGCATAATTGCATTGTAAAGTGCATCAAGTCTTTTCTGAGCATCTTCCGCTACTTGTTGGCTATTCGCCACAAAATCTATTTGGTCTTCATCAACGGCAGTAAAGCCAAAGTCAAAATCAGACATTAGAGTTTCTCTCCTTTAACGGGATTCCATTCATGACAGTAATATCCTTCAATATCATACCCCTGAGTCTGGGCAAATGCATAGCCTATACCTAAGCTATAATTACAATCATCCTCAGTTGCTGTGATATATTCTGGGACGTATGTTCGACAAATTTTTTCAGGCTCATCGATACCCTGAAGGTAACATACAAGTAAAAATGGAGTCCACATATTAAATTCCTTCCAAAGTTGTGTTTATATACTGATCAATGACAGCTTCATAATTTCTAATCTTGTTTTCAATTATATCACATTTTCCCCAAATATAAAACCCATGATTTGAAAAAAACTCATCTTGGATTTTGGCTTCTTTTTCAGCAACATCAATAAAATAATCTGAATGCATTTTTAAATATTCAGTAAGCCACTTACGACTAAAGTCAGGATGATATGCCATTCTATTGTAAAGCCTTGTTATGATTTTATTATAAATTACTCCTTTAATCCCTAGAGTTTTATCATATACCATATCAATAAAATATGCCTGATTTTTATTGATAGGAATATTAGGATCTTCTATAAAATCATCATATGATATACTTTCAGAATCCAAACCAGTAAAAATAGCAGGATAGAAAGTTTTAGTTACAGTAAGGCTATTTTTATCTCTATATTCTTTAGAGTACGCCGGAGCTTTCTTTAACAAGATCCATTCATATGCATATATGTGAGTCATAGGAATATCAGTAAATTCAAGATGAGTCTCATTAATCCTGTCATAAGTCATTCCAGGCAAACCCATGATAAGTTCAGGCACAACCTTAATTCCAGGGTGATCAGCTTTTGTTTTCATAATGATTTGCTTATGTTGATCCCATGGAATATCAGGTCTTTCAATATAAGACAAAACATCTTCATAGATGGATTGTAGAGATACTTTCACATTATAGTTTGGAGAAGCTTTGCACAGGATATCATATATCTTAGCAACTTTATCCTTATTGAGCTTTGCCATATTTCTTGGTTCAGTCGGGATAAACTCTAACTGATTTTCTTGCATCTTATCATAAACATATTCGTATAATGGAATATCTTCTTTATCCATTCCAACATTAGCATCAATGTGCATTGTTCTAATATTATTATCAACAAAGAAATCAATCTCAGGCTTATAATCGTTTATGCGTCTATTGACCTTGTAATGTAAACCACCTTGCCAATCACAAAACGCGCATGAATACATGCATCCACGGGTACGCTCGTATGGAAGATACACAAACGCATCATCGACTTTAGATTTAAATGATTTATAATCAGAAAGAAAATCTTCTTTTAAATCCAAATATGGACTGTATTCTTCGTATTCCCTAAACCTAAAAATTTGATGCTTTGATTTATGATCTCTATACACTATGTTTGGAATATCTGATAAAAATGTCGGTGATTCAATTTCCCAATCAAGAAGATCAGCGAAGGCCTTTTCGCCATCACCATATATTGCAAAATCTACAAATGGGTATTTTTCAAACCAATCGTCTTCGGTATGAGCATGACATTCTGGCCCGCCGACATATATGATAAGACCTGGGTTTCTAGCTTTAGCTTCTTCGGCGACTTTCATCATACTTTCGAAGTTCCAAATATAAACTGACAGGCAGAGAATATTTGTCTCTTCATCTATGATTTTATCTACAACAGATTCATCATAGAAATATTCTGTAGGAAGCCATTCAAATTTGTCATAATGCTTGCCGTTTTTCTTATAAAAAGAACGGAGCCAAAATGCAACAGGATTGAACGAATATGGTTTAGTATAGCTAAATGCTAGAAACTTAACTTTGATAGACATATGTTTCGAGTTCCTTAAAGTACTCTTCGTTTGCTATTAATGGAGCACAACCTTTAATAGTATTGGCTTCAGTCTTAGTAGAGCTATATCCACTCGCATTTACTTGATCTTTTAAATCAAATGCAAAGAAAGCGCCGTGCAGTCTATAGTCATCAATTACTTCTTTATCAATTAGACGTTTTCCTAAAATATCCAAATGATTTTCAATATTATATGTATTAGAGATAAGGTTATTAGTAGTCATATAATTATAAGTATTGATCATTAAATGAATACCCACCATTGATGGTTGCCATGTACCTGGATATTTCCATACGCCTGGTTTAGATATAACTTCACCAACTTTATCATTACACAATGCCGCCCCAAGAGGCGAATAACCGCCAGTTAAAGCTTTACCGACGGCTGATATATCAGGCTGAATTCCATATCCGCTAACATTATACGTGTGATAATCTTTACATCTTCCCCAACAAGAAGCTACATCATCAGTGATCATAAGAATATCTCTTTCATCACAGATATCTCTTATTCTCTTCCAGAAAGACCTAGGTCTAGGTCTGATACCATTCATAAAAGTGGAAGTTTCAAAAATAATACAACCCACATGATTTTGATCTAAAATATCTTCAAGAGATTCTTCAGTCGCGTGTTTAACTCTACTAGATACGTGTGAAAGAATCTCAGGAGTTCCTAAAGACTTTGCAAGATAACTGGATCCATGCCAAGCGAAAGGAAAAGATACAATATGTGGCTTATATTCTCCTAATTCCGCCCAATATTCGTCACTCATTGAAATTGCTGCTTCTACTGCGTTGGTGCCAGAAAGCGCCCACGAATGCGAATGCCACATTCCTTGTGTTAAAATTTCTCCGGCTTTCACAATAGAGTCAGTATAATGCCCTTTATTAGACTGGCTACGGGAAACTTGACAAATAGCATCCTCTAAGCCTTCTAAAATATCTCTATTTCCTTGACCACATATAAAGGACAATCCTCCTGCAAGCACATCAAATTCAGATGTTCCATCGGCAAAGTGTATTTTCCAACCTTCTGTTTTTAATATTTTTTTAGAATCATTAGACCAATAAAAAGATTTAAGTTCATTCATAATATATTCCTATCATTATATATTATATCATATAAAGTATCTATAATAAAAAAAAGGCACCAAGACCGAAGTCAAGGTGCCTTTATTATGGTGCCGCCACGAGGGATCGAACCCCGGACATCCTGATTACAAATCAGGCGCTCTACCATCTGAGCTATAGCGGCTTAAACTTTATATGGCGGAAGCGGTGGGATTCGAACCCACGGAACCTTGCGGTTCGCTAGTTTTCAAGACTAGTGCCTTAAGCCGGACTCGGCCACACTTCCTAATTGGTTGCAGAGGGTGGATTCGAACCACCGACCTCCAGTTTATGAGACTGGCGAGCTGACCGGACTGCTACTACTCTGCGTCAAATCTTAGCCTGCGCTACGTGTAATAAAGTTTACACGAGTTTTTGTAGGCTTAAAAAACTTTTCAATTGTATCTTGTGCTACACCAATATCAACTGGCTTACACGAGAAAATATCAATATAAGCGTCACCGTTTGCATCTACTAGGTGTCCACTTATATTGCTAGTCTCAATCATTTGAACAAAACTAATACCAGCCTTATCGGGGGCGTGAGTAGCAAAATGCTCAATCATTGGTTCGCCAAATGCAACCATATCAATTGCCGGAACCAATTCTTTAATAAAATTATATACATTCTCTTTGCTTGTGATACTATCAATATCACATGCTGCGCAATCAAACATTGCATGATAACCCCAGTATGCCATCTAATCTTTTTCCTTTTCTGCTAGATGATATGGTGCCCAATGAGGGACTCGAACCCCCATGCCGAAGCACTGCATCCTAAGTGCAGCGTGTCTACCAATTCCACCAATTGGGCAATTATGGTGCCCCCACACGGATTCGAACCGCGGACCTACTGATTACAAATCAGTTGCTCTACCAGCTGAGCTATAGGGGCAATATGGTGGAGAATATCGGACTCGAACCGATCACCTCTTGAATGCAAATCAAGCGCTCTCCCAGATGAGCTAATCCCCCTAAACTATAAACATGGCGGAAGCGCAGGGATTCGAACCCTGGGTAGAGTCTCCCCTACGCTAGTTTTCAAGACTAGAGCCTTAAACCACTCGGCCACACTTCCATTATTGGCTCCCAAGGACGGGCTCGAACCGCCGACAACCTGATTAACAGTCAGATGCTCTACCAACTGAGCTACTTGGGAATAAACTTTGTTATATGTATCTTACACTATGTATAAGTGTTTGTAAACCCCTTAATGTAATTAATTTGCACTTTTTTCTGTTCTTCCGTGAGCAACACCGTCAGCACCAAAGCTTGCTGCCCAACTATCAGGCTTCAACTTTGGATGAATACCAGTCATGCCTAGAACATATCCAGCTGCTTCACCAGCAGCACAGTTTGATCCATGCATAGGGTTGGTATTGATATCCAAATGAATTTCAATTTCAAATTCATCAATGAACGGTGCTATCTGCGTATACAGATCACAGACTTTTCTAACTTCAGTCAACATACGCATTTTAGGTCTGTTAGACTTTAGATCATAGTCTGGCTCATGGGATACATTTGAAAAGATTTTGCAACCTTTATTACCATTCTTATGAACAATAGCAACAGTTGCAAAACGTCCCCAGAATCTATCTTTCTTGACATAGCGAACTGAATCACAACCAAGATACACCTTTGTATTTTCATCACAGCTGATAAGAAGATCAATCATTTCAGTGATTTGCGATTCCGTAAGCATTTCATTATCTTTCATTTTGGTGGGTGTCCTAGGAATCGAACCTAGCATGAGGAAACCCTCGATGGAGTTACAGTCCACTGCCTCACCTTGAGGCGACACACCCGTTATTTGGCGAGGGTACTAGGAATCGAACCCAGATTTGCGGAGTTGGAAGCCGCCGTGTTACCATTACACTATACCGACATATTGGCTGGAAGGGCAGGACTCGAACCTGCAACCACCTGAATCAAAATCAGGGGCTCTACCAATTGAGCTACCTTCCAACAAAATGGTGGGGAAGTGTGGTTACGCTCCACTCCCGGTTAAAGACGAGTTTTACAGACTCGCTGCGGAAACTATCCGCTTTACTTCCCCTTATATTTTACTCCTGGCAGGTGACGACCCTGCAAAGGAAGTCTCGAACCTTCCAGTGGCTTGATCCTCAGGAGCGGGCCTAAGGACTTTCGAGATCCGTTCGGCTTGATCTATTTTGGAGGTCGGTGCGTGAATCGAACACGCTACTTTTCAGTGCTATGGATTTGCAATCCAACCCCTTACCATCCGGGCCACCGACCAATTCTATTTTCAACTGCACTACTTGTGGACTCGAACCACGGTTGCCCGTCGGCAAATGAGGACCACCTCACGAACGGAATCGAACCGTCTACCTCCCATTATTCATAGTGCATGTGAAAACAGAATTAACTGTTTCTTCTGGGATTTTTCCGCTTACGCTTCCATCCTCCAGGACGCCCATTTGAGTTTGTTTAGAGTGGTTACTCGCAGTCTCGTTCCGCTTATCCACTTTGAGGAGATTGAGATTATCGCTTCGTCCTCATATTAGTATCTTACATTATTCAAATTTGGTTGTAAACACCTAAATTGAAATTTTTCTTGGTAGTGTCAGAAAAAATCGAATCTTCCCTAGTTCCTTATGAGAGAACCGTCTGAACCATCAGTGACACCATAATAAAAAACCCTCCGAAGTTTTCACTTGGAGGGTTGTTAAAATCAGACTTGTTAAAAATGTCTTCTTTAAAATACCCTCTCGTGAATATCAATATTCCATCCACCCATGGCAAAGCATCCGCGCGTTTGCACGTTCTTTGTCGGGAGTTGATATGTGGAATTGATAGTCATTGAAAAGATGTTCCTTGTTTTATATAGTATTATATATACATTTTTTAGAGTGTTTTCACAAAAAGTGAAAATAAATATAAAAAGTTTTGGTAGTTCCCCAGAGATTCGAACTCTGACCTGAAGCGTTATGAGCGCTTTGTGCTAACCATTACACCAAAGAACCTTAAGCTTCACAATCATAAAGAAGACCTTCGTCTTCATCTTGGAGATTAATTTCAATTCCCATTGATTCAAAGAAGTCAGTAATAACTTGATCAGGGAGACTCATTACCATATCAACAAATGATTGATTTGGGTTAAAGGATAGTGTCATAATATAATTCCAATTATTGTTGTGTTATTTCTACAGCCCCAAAGGCTAGAAAAGCAAGGCCTGTTGCGATTATTACTTTGTCCATAGTAGTTGTATTGTCCTGAACATTAGCACAACCAGCTAGCAGCGCGAAAATAAGTAAGTATTTCATCTTCTCACTCTACAAATGGGACAAAAATTATCATGGCCCAATTCAATTTTACATTCCGGACAATTATTCATTGACATCAGATCAAATCAGCTAGTTCAATAAACTTAGCGAAACCTGCTTCAATTTTCTCAACAACGTCGTTAGATCCGTCATCAATTGATAGTTTGGGTAGACCAAGATCATTCTGGTCCGCAATAACTGTCCACCCAGTCGAGCTCAAATAGGAGATACAGTAGTTAGTATTAATACCAATGGTTGCAGATGATCTTTTTACATCACAGAAAAGTTTGAATGTGCCTTTTTTATTCTTGTAGATATCAAGGATTCTTGTATTAGTATCGCTTGATTCAAATATGACCCGATGAGTCTTTCGTTTTGTAAACACGTAATTTCTCCGTTATATAATTTTGGTAGAAGTGGGTGGATTCGAACCACCTCACATCAAAGTTAATATTGGTAGTCCCTACAGGATTCGAACCTGTGACGCTCTCTAATCTGGAGACGATGCCGAGTATAAGCCGGGTGTTTTACCACTAAACTAAGGGACCAAAATTTTTGGTACGGGTAGTGGGATTCGAACCCACACTGTATTGATTTTAAGTCAACTGCCTCTGCCTGTTGGGCTATACCCGCATTAAACTTACGGATGAAAAAGCTCTACTTTTCCTTCCAAGTAGCCGTATGCGCTTTCAAGAGATTTCACTCGCATACGCAAATGTTCATTTTCCATTTTCAGAGCTGCGACAGCGGACGCGTGCGATCCCACAAGGCTATATAAAGATTCGTCTGTCGCATATAGATCATCTTCTAGATCTTTAATTTCTGTTTGTTGATTTAAAATAAATTCATCTTGTTTTCGGTTTTCTTCACCAATAGCAAACGCCATAACAAAGAAAAATGCTGCTGTAATCGGTTCCATATTAGTCTTCTTTCTGCTCTGCGCTGCCTACAATGCCAAATACAATGGCAGCAACAGTTGCGATGTAAGGGAGAAATACTGTGATAATCCATGCAAGGTGCAAGTCAGCATCACGTAGACGCCGAACAGTTGTTGCAAGATATACCCAAAGAGTTGCAACAAAAACAACAAGTGCTACAAGTGGAATAGTCTCAGTAATAACAATCCCGATAATACCTGCAACGATTGAAGCAATAAGTACTGCCCAATATTCTTGACGTTTTGCTGTACCTTTAAAATCAAAGTAATTTTTCATAATATAATTCCTTGTTATGCTACTTTAACGACAGTAGCGTTTAATTTATTTGCAACTTCCAATGCTGATTTCTCATTATCAAAAGTCAAATCAACAACCGAATGTTGTCTTGTGTGCATTTTAGTAATATCACCTTCAAAAACATAATGTTTAACCAGATTACCGTTACGTTCAATTGCATACACTGTCATCAATCGTTCCTTTTAATTGGTACCAGTTGTGGAATCGAACCACATACTTATCTGATGGTATGACGCCTTGATACCTATTGATAAGAGCAAACCTGCACTGACGAATATGGCGACCCCTGAAGGATTCGAACCCTCGACCTAGTGCTTAGAAGGCACTTGCTCTATCCACTGAGCTAAGGAGTCATTTAACTTCATTTATTAAAATCTATTCTATACTGTTTGCCGTCCAATGTAAACACTAAAGTTGAATAATCGTAAACATTTTTTGGATTGTTTACATATTCGGTAACGTCAGTGCATTGATGCTCTGTACGATAACCAGTAACAACAGTTTCATTTTTAGGTTTGGCGCCTTTGTCAGCACCAATTACACCACCCATAATAGCACCAGCTGCAGCACCATTATCTTTACCAGTGACTGCTTTACCTGCAAGTCCACCGATGATCATTCCAAGAATGGCACCTTCAGCAGCATTACCGTTCTTTTGTCGTGTACCATATACAGGAACTTCAACGTTTTCACAGTAGCGCTTTGTCACTGGAATATGTTCATATACTGTTGCGTAATGATCTTTAACCCGAGCGTTTACTGTTTCTCCAGCAAAGGCCATAGGAGCCATCATCGTGGCAATAACTGTCGTCGTCAATAGTTTCATTTCATTTCCTTAAGATGCATAATCCAATGTTCGACACAATCACATGGATCGTCGTATTGTGGCATTGTATTTTCCTTATGTTCGTTATATTTATACTATATCGAAGCACTATGGATGTACACAGTTATTTTGTTACTATTTCAACGTTTTTAGGTTTATTGATCTTAACATCAGCATGTTTATGATGCAATACAAATTGAGTCTCACTAAACTGATTAAAAATACCATTCCAAATTGGTCGCCAGTTATTAATCAATCTCATGTTGTTTGTATCACCACGATCTGATTGTAAATAGAAATCAGTACAACTTCTTAATGAGAAATCAAATATGGAATCAAATCCATACATGTGAATCTCGGTGCCTTTAAGTTTATTGGCCGAGTAATGAACAGCCATGTGACCACAGTTAAAGTCGGTATAATTTGCAACATAAGGCGGTTTGTCAAGGTAAAACTCCTTAATTTGATTAGCCCATTGTAGTCTCATGCTGGGATACATCTCAAGATATTTGTGAGGCCTGAATCCTAGAATCCATTCACCTGGAACTTGCACACTGCCTTCATGCATCGCGCGCATCATTTTAAAATCAACCATACAAGATCCATATACATTTTCTACGGAAAATGGTGGAAGGTTACATGTGATCTTAATACCCTTCGCGGGTTTATATAAGGCCGAATTATCACCATTTCCAATAACGTGAACAATTCTACTCATTCATCAATTCCTTAATTTTCATTTTGCCTTTAGCACCAGTCCAATGCATAACCTTGATATTCTTAGGAGTAGTTCCATCCAATACATCAAGACGTAATGTATTATATTCATGCGGTAGATCAGTGATATGTATCATTCTTTTCATATCATCTTTTACCATTTCATGCAAAACTTCTTGATCGCCGACCTTAGGAAATCTACTTACCTCTGTTGCCCAGAAGCCAAGAATAGATGGGCAACCTTCGAAGGCAACAACGCCACTATTGTGCCATTTTTCTCGGCGCCTATTTGTCCAAGGATTATCAACAGCCATAGCGATTTTATTTGTTTCTACATGGTCAAATATATCACTAATATCTGCTTGAATATGGCAATCAGTATCTAACCAACAAACTTGATATGCATGGTTAGAGGCTTTCATCATAGCACTAGGTTTTTTAAACCAGCCGACATCGGTCGTTCTATGGGACTTTCTAAGTTCTGGATATAGATCACTTTCCATACCAAAATCGAAAATCATCAATTGCTCATTTGGCATATGTTTCTTAAAGTTTTCAACAAACCACGGGAGCATCCATTCTGTCTTAGAATCACAGCCAGTAATGAATAATCTAGATGATTTCATAAGTCGCACCATAATTATGTTTAGCAGCACAGCCGTGCTTATTTTGAATTGTAGTAAATGAATCAACTGCCTTTACAGGCCATGGATAATATTCTTCTAGCCAAGGAAAATTAGTTTTATTAATAAACACATCAGTTGGCATCGCTGTTAGTTGTGCTCTGTCCATTAGCATCTTCGCGCCCGAAGGTTTAATCATATATCCATGAGCACCGGGCAAGTATTGCTTAGATGTAAGAGGTCCAACACCAAGCATCATAGGTTGTCTTGCTTTTCCATAACTAGGTTCGCCGAGATTCAGTAAATGTTTATATCCAGCAAATACTGGAATGTTATTGACAATAATTGCATCATGCTCAAGAATTAACATGGGTTCATTTAGGTTTACACACTTTTCCCATAGAAGATAATGAGAAAGAAATGCTGACAAACAATTCTCATAACGAGAATAAATCTCTTTAAAGCCATCAGTAGGAATATCTAACGACTCGGCAAATTGCACGGGATCATGAGTTTTTGGCGTTACTGCGCTAAACTTTCCAATATCAATGCCGAACTTCTTACCTGATGCAACACAACGGTCAGCTACTTGAACCGACCGAGGATTGTCTAGAATTGTTATTACATATGATTTCATAGCGATGTTGTTGAGCCGAAGCCTAATACCTTTGTATAATATTCTTTCGTGATGCCAAGAGTAGGAACAAGTTGTCTGCACATAATAGCATCATTTGGCCATAGTCCATATTCATCGACCAGATCTAACATCTTCTTAGCTCCACTTGGTTTCATTATATACGCGCTATTTCCAGCAATACCTTGGGGAATATGTAAATGGTCAATTAATGGGGGTCTTTGGACAGGATGTATATTTTCTTCTACTGTATTATGAAATAGTTGAGAAAGCCTCGTCGCTCCTCTTGGATCATTGATACCAATTATATCATACTTTGAATCAAGAATAAACTTATAATTTAAGGTTTTAGTAAAAACTGTGTCATGCTCTAATATTAGAATTGATTCACTCTCATTATAGCATTTTTTCCAAAGCGCGTAATGGCTTAATGCGCAGGCAATTCGCGCTTTAGGATTTCTTGTAGGATATGGGCTTTTAAGTAATCCAGAAGCCCAGTCAAGCTCTGCTTCTTTCCATGGATAATTCCATTTGATTTTATGCGATTTCATGATGGCATCAGTGTCGTCATCGTATGTAACCGCGGTAAATCTTTTGAGAGGAAATGATTGCTTCGAAGACTCCCAACTTTGTTGTAGTCGTTTGAAGCCCATTTCAGAACCTTCGTGTCGCCACATTGTAATAGCAAATGCTCTCATCATTTCTCACCTTCGCGTTTATTACGCAATTCAATCTTTTTTACAACAGATACTTTTTTGTCATTATCTAAATCCCATGCTAGTTTTTAGATTTACGCCAGAGAATTCAAAATGTTGTGGATCAGAATATTGAATATGAATATTAGCACTATTAATAAAGAAATCGCTTTGATCCCAACCTTTATTATATGCGATATCAAGAAGTTTTTGAGCAGCGCATGGTTTTATTGCATATGCGGCTGTTCCTGGAACTAAGTATGAATCTTTCCATTCATTTTCTTTGTGATATTTTAGGGACGAAACATTCTCTTTAATAACAGTTTTACCTTTACCGTTATACTCATATGACTCCGCATGCCATTTCCATAAATCTCTATTATTACGAAATGCAGCATCCATATTCAATATCAAATATTCGTCGAAGTCTGGATTATCCCATGTACGAATAGCTCTGGCATCATGCTCTAAAAAAATCTGAGTTTCATTTGATTCTACGACTTGTTTCCAAAAACGAATATGATTTGAAAAGCAGGATTTTTTTGATGCAAGATATGGCTGATTTTCGGTTTCATAATCCCAAGCTCTACTATTCGGCATTGGTTTAAGATTGTCAGCATCTAATGTCGCAGGAACGATACCTTCGTTCATGATAATTTCATAACCAACCTTTTCACAAGAAACTTTGCATTGTTTTGCCTGATAAACCGACTTATCAAATTCTGATACGTATGTAATATTTACTTTCATAGTTGAATTACAAATTGAATCTTGCCATATTGCTTAACTGTTAAATTATTGGTTTCAATGAATTCTTTGACGGCCTTTTTAACACCACCTTTATCGCCATCGTTATGCCATTTATAATCGTCGCCAATAATAACCCCTCCAGGTTTAACGACAGCTAATGAGGCATTCAAATCATTAATAACTCCAGTATAAGAATGGTCTCCATCAATATAAATCCAGTCTAATTTTGGACCATCATATGCCGCAAACCATTCAGTCGATAGCATACGGCAAACTTCTACGTTTTCATTATTTTTAAACTTTTTAACTACATTATCATGAACTTTATCATAATGTTTTTGAAACATAGCCGGATCACTTGAACCGACAATACTCTTATATCGATTAATATATTTATTATAATTAAACGTATCATCGTCCACATTAAGCGAAGGTTTATAAGCCTCAACGCCCCAAGGGTCAATTAAGTATAATTTTTCTGGATTTCTTTTCAGGAATTTTTCAGAAGTAAACCCTTGCCAAACGCCAATCTCCGCGCCGATACTACCAGCTTTAATAAATTCTAAAATGTGAACTGAATCAGTTCCACCTACACCGTGCATCATATCACAATTTCCTTCCAGGTGTTTTTAGTTGGGCCAGTGTCAAAGTCATAACCAAACATTTCAATATCTTTTTTATACCAATCAGCTATAATTTGAATAGTATCTTTAGTGTATATATTAGCATATTTTCCGGCGCCTACTCCAGTAATATTTTGACGAGGAGGAGGTGATTCTAATGAGAAATATTCGCACAATTCTGTATCTAAATTCTCAAATGAAAGCATGTCGCATACTAAATTACCATTTAAATCTGTTACATAATCTGCTGCGCAATACCATCCTCTAATAGCGCTGTGCCACATATAAGGCTTATTTCCCCAATAATGCCTTTCCCCTATAAAAGACTCAAATGAAGATACATCAACGGCTACTTTAAGGCCAGACATAGATTCCTTTAATGCATAAAAATATCGTGATGCTACTCTAGCCCAGGGGTTTCTTATTACAGCAAATGAATTATACTTTTTAGTTATAGCGGGATTTAGATCCAACCATCTACAGTGTTGCTGGAGTATTTCGTCAGCTGGGATAGACTCTTGTTCATTATCTGAAATCGGAAAAAATGCAACATGGTCTAAAACTTCTTTTGCATAATTATCATCTCTTTGAATTTCTGGAGATATATTAACAATCTTGCCCTGCAAAGCTTCAGCGGATTGTATAGTTGATCCAGCATTTTTTGGAATATGAATAAAGATTTTCTTTTGTGTTATTTCGTCCAATAGTTTCTTTTTGCCCCTGAATCAAATGTAAATCCCCAATATTCTATATCCAACCTAAACCAATCCGCTACCCTTTGCTTTTGTTCATCATTATAATATTCCGTATAATGTTTTTTATATGAACCTATATTTTTCTTTTTAAGTTCAACATCTTTATCAAAATAGTGGTTTAAATCTGTTTGTATATTTTCGTATCTCAGTATATCAGCTTTAACCTTACCCTGTTTTGTAACCCAGTCGAGCTGAGCACCCCATTGGTCATAAGGATGATTCCAATAATAGGTTGAGCTCATTCTAAAAGAGTCCATCCTATCGATAAATTCATTAAAACTTATTTGTGGTTGATAATAAGGAGTTCCGGCTACTGCATCAGATATTTTATCTGCATAATGGTATAAAGAAACCATTCTAGCCCAAGGATTCCTAACAACGGCAAATGTATTATCGAATCGATTAATTTTAGTAATATCTAAGTAATTATATGGGATATGCTTGTGCATTATAGGCATCGGCTTCATCGGAGACATATCTTCAGCCGATGCCATTTTATTTGTCATATATTTTTTAGATACTGGAAAGCATACCATAGAAGCAGATATGCTTGTTCCGGCATTCTTTGGAATATGTATAAAAAGTGTTCTAGACATTCTTCATAAGATCTTCTACAATTTCACCGCGGTTTGGAAGCTTATCTTTCAAGAAGAAGTGTACAAAATGGCACTCGTTAATAAATGGATTTGCGGTATAAAGTCCATTCCACTTCCAATCCATATCTTTACATTTGACTTTATTTTCTTTAACAAACACATTAAGCAAAGTTTGGTCAGTAGACCACTTCCATGCTCCAACGCCATCGATAAACGCCTTAAACTCAGGTCTACGTAGGAATTGCATAGGAGTCTGACCCTTTAAATGAGTAGCAAATGATTTGTTCATAACCATCATACCCATATTATAGAAGTTAGCTCCAGAATTACCGTTCCAATCAAACAACTGTCGGATTGGATTCATTCCATATTGCATCTTAGAATAGTTTTTAATCTTTGCTTCATATTGATTGGTCATAGGCATATCGCGCTCAAGCACAGCACCAAAATCATACTTTTGATCAACATCGTCAAAGATATCAGGAGCAGTATCCCGAATGTAAATATCAGCGTCAATAATAGCGATTTGATCATAAGACTTAAAATACGCAAACGCATTCTCTTTCTCATAAATTGGAAGAAACCCACCGTGCTTTTGATATGACTCTTTACTACGGTTTGATGTAAATGGATCCGGAGCGATCATAAGAAGCGGCGTGCGCTGAACAACATGTTCAGCGCCGATTCTTTTTGCGTACTTTGCTACACTTTCAACACAGTGATCGTATAGTTTAGATTTCTTTCCAAGATATACTTGATAAATTAACCTTTTCATATTAAATTCTTTGTTTTGTTCCGCGATTATAGCTCCAAGGAACTTCCCAATCAAAGCATTTGACTGGTTCATAAAAGCTTTTTACCATGCGGTCGTAAGGCAAAGTCATCATATGAATTTTAAGAACCATACGTTCCTCAGGTTCATCGTTATGAACACCATGAAATTGATTTACGTTTAATAGGATTGGACTTGTATACTCATGGCGATCCAGCTTATCTCCATATGTATGGGGGTTTTCTTTATTATCTTCGTAAATATCAATTTTACAGCGACCCCTCATTGGCACATTAATAGAGCAACATGCTCTAACAAATGATGCTGTATGCGGAGGAAGGATATCATGCGCAGGCATTCTAATAAAATCAAATTTAAGTGTATGTTTAAATTCCATTATGTCCACTTTAGACCCCATAGATTTCAATAGGTCAGAAGTATAATTTGCTAAAAACATCCAATCTTGGTATTGCTTAGGGATACCATAATCGACATGATATGTTCTAAGCTCAACAGTTCCACCATTGACGTCTGAGTAATAATCATTATCAATTCTCTCATCAAAGAAATCGTTCAACCTTTGCTTCTCAGCAGAGTGATCATAATTTACTTCATATAGTCTATTTTCGTATTCATATTTAAATGGCTTCACTTCGCGCATTCCTTTATAATAGTTTCAGCAATTTCCATAGCTTCAGCCCAACCTTCTTTAAATCGGTTACTCTTATAGCTATGCTCAACAAATGTTTTAAGGCCCGAGATAGAACTATCTATATCAGTATTTAGATTCCGTGCCAATTCTTCCCATTGACTACGAAGATTTAGAATTTCAAATACACTCATAGTTATTCTCCTGTGACATATTCATAAACTTCTTTCCAGTTCCTCATGAGTGGAACACCATCATAGTGCATATTATGCCCATGTTCAATAAGGATAGAATCTAAATTATAATCAAGCCCGAGTTCGGCATTCTCAATTTTGTCTTCGATCCAAACATCGAATGAGTTAATATATGGCACAAGAGCTTCATCTTTATCCGCTCCTGTATCACAATAAACAAACTTTTCAAATACGGTTTCCCCAAACAATTTCTTTAGATTTTGCTCACGAAGCATTTGTGCATTACGATCAAGTGAAAGGGAAGTGATCACGTGAAACACATAGCCATGTTCTTCGTGTAGCTTACGAACATAATGAATAGCATCGCGCAATGGAGGAAGAAAACCAATTGCAGCAGACTCGTTAAACATTTTAATTAGCTTACGTTTCTTTTTGGATGAAATTCCATAGCGAATGCCCATATCATATTCACTGGAGACCAAAGAAAGATCTTCTTCATAGCCGTGGCTTTTCATCCATACATTAAAGGCGTATTCCCAGTTCAAGAGCACGCCATCTACATCAGTCAAAATTCGCATATTATATCCTATCAATTATGAAGTTATTTTATCACGTTAGCTTTGTTTTGTAAATACCTTGCCCCGCCTTTTCGGATATCTTTTCGAGTTTTCCAGTATAGCCAACTCATCATGCAATGATCGGCGTCCCAGAATATCAAGAAATCAATTAACCACACTAAATTATATTTGTTATTTTTCTTCCGGTCGTGGTTACGTGCCGAGAACGTTTGGTTAGAATGACCTCCTAAAACAACATTAACTAAAATTGATGTAGCAATCAAGACTCTTCGGATATATCTAAGTACTCTGATCTTCGGTCTCATCAACATTCACCCATTCTATTTTCTTACCGTAATATTTGTTAGCTTTATTATCTTCAGCTTCGCGAATCCTAAAATCTTTTTTCAAAGATCGATCTTTGTTACGACCATATTTTCTATTACGAGGGTCAAAACGCGTATACTTAGCCATTTCTTTCTTTCTTAAAATATCTATCATTGATATCGGTTGTTTTAATAATCATAAAGGTAACTCTATTACCCTTTTTTATTCTGGATACCCCATGAACGGTATAACCATGCCACCACATAACGTCTCCAACATTTTTTTGTTTATCAATTTCCATTCGGTGCATTATGTGTTGAGTATTATAAGGTCTATCTGGCGCTTTAATTTTGTCTTTAGTGTTATCAAATGAATCACCAGCAAAGATCAGCTCACCACCTTCTAAATCATCACTTTGATGTAATAATATGGAATTTGTTATCATCATTTTTCCCTGATTTTTTAACTCGGGAAATTCGCCATAATCTTGATGCAATCCTAGAAAACCTCCTAGATGATGTTGATTTTCATTATATACCTTTAACCAATGGCAATACACATCTCCGCCGAATGGATACGTATAATTTTTAAGATATTCCATTTCATTAGATAAGTCGGATTGCCACTTAGGATTTATTGCCGTATCTATTAGACTATGAGAAGCACACTGATGGACAAATTCTTCATCATCTTTTTTAGACAAATAGTATTGATAAATTTTGTCAGCAACACCTTTATCAATAGTGGTCAAGTAACCAGGACGAGTTGGATCAAACTGGCTCATTTAATACCTAACATTTCCTTTGTCATAATATAATCACGAACAAAGTCTGAACGGACAATATCTTTCCATGTAAATTCGGTAATCTCAAATTTAGCCATGTCTTCTACAATACGCATAAATGTAAGAATACCATTCTTCTCATCTTCTTTATCAAAGTCTGACTGATAGTAATCCCCAGACATAATCATACGGCAATTATAACCCACACGAGTGGCTACAGTGTCAAGTTCATGGAAGTTTAGGTTCTGCATCTCATCAACAAGGATAATTGCATTATGATATGATGTACCACGTAAGAATGATGTAGGTTCAAATACAACACGACCAGTTGCTTCAAGCTTAGACCACGCTTCTTTGTTATTAAAAATCTCAGTCAGGAGTTGTTGGTATGGCTTCTTGTATGGATCAAGTTTTTCTTCCATTCCAGGCAAGAAACCGATATTACGTGATGGCACAATTGAGCGTACGATTACAAGTTGCTCATATGGGCTTTCTTTATCGAGAACGGCTTCCATAGCAAAGCGAATGCCCATGTATGTTTTACCAGTACCGGCAGAACCAGAAAGTACTAGATGGCTTTTATTATCTTTCCAATCATCATATGCTTTTTTCTGATTTTCAGTTAAAGGGTTAAATGATGGAAGATGCTCTATGCGAATAGCATTAGAAGAATATGATCTAGACATTAATGGTGTTGCCCTTTCCTGAGCCTTTTTTAACTTTATTTTTTAGCAGATCCTTGAATCCGTCCGGTACTTTTAGATCGTTGTTTCCCATTCGGCTGCTTACTATCTTTGGGGCTGACAGCACTTGCTTTACATCTGGTTGTTCGTTTAGCATTGTCTGTAGTTCGTCCCAGCTGCACGTTACATCGTGTCTCTGTTTCGTTTTTAGATCTTCGAGAGTGTATACTGGCATGTGTATGTTTCCATTTCGCCCATTGTTCATTCACGTTATACAAATACATATTGTTCCATTGGTTGGATAAAGTGGACCAACATTGTATATATCTTTTTTTACCGATATGGGACTCCACTAATCGTAAATGTGTACCCTCTTTCCCAAACTGTATTTCTTCTAATATGTCATATGTTACCGCTGCGAACAGAGATTGCCCATCCCCGGCAATTCTTAGATTTGATGTAGTCTTCGATTTTCGGGTCTTTTTCGAGGATGTAGTTGTAGATTTCTTCTTCGAGTTCATGTGCTTCTATTTCCCATGGTCTGGAATAATATTCTGTTTCTATAGTGTTGTAGTGTTCAGTAAGAAATCCCACTCTACATGGGCCGGATAAGTTGCGCAAACGACGAGTAGCAAACTGGCTAACGTGAACAAGTTCATGACCAAGTGTTCTTATCAGTTGTTTGAACGAGCGTACACCGGAATAGTTGAGACGGATCTCGAAGAGTTTAGGAGAACGATCATCATCATCAACATCCATGTCACCCCAAATGTTACGCTCATGTAGCAGATTCTTTTCGATTGTAATGGTAATCTCAAGTGTATTTTTCATACGCTTCGATACAAGTAAATTCAGAGCGTGACTAGCAGCGCTTTGGATCATATCCTCTTGTAGCTTAGAGAGTTTGTATCCACAAAAGTCAAGAAACATTTTTCTTCCAGTTGCGAATACGTTCGTTGGCTTTTTCCTGCTCCCACTCTGCTCGTTTATCCCATGAACGAACCATAGCCCATTCACCAGAGTTAGCAAAGTTTTTGTGCATTTTCTTAGACTCTGCTTCGGCCAAACCAGAAAGATAGAAATAGTCTGCATCAGGACCAAAGTTACGTGCTTCAATTGCCCACATTAGTTCCACTCCTCAAATTTAACGATTCCCATAAGCTCTTTCACAAGAGCACGACCTTCATCGGTGAAAAGGATCCCTTGATTCCAAACCCAATGCTCAACATCCTGTTGATGGTAGAACTTTTCACCCTGAGTCATCCAGCGAAGAGCATCAACCCGATCCTTTGCGCCAAAGGCAATGTGCATTTCAATCTCACGGTAGAAAGCAGCAAGGTCTTCCGTCTTCTGAAAACGCTCACGCTCTTGCTCGATGTCGAAATCCACACCCATAGCATCCCAGATTTCCTGCTTACGCTCGGGGGTGGCATCGTAGAATTCATGTGCACGAGGACGGAAACCGTAGGTGTCTTTGTGGAAGTCCGAGAAGAGTTCTTCAGAGTAGGTATGCATAAGATATCTCCTTGTTGATATAACTATACTACACTATTTCAAATTAAATGTAAACCCCTATGCACACTTTTTTTCAAACCATTCTGGAATATCCCGCTTAGTCCAATCCATAGAGAAGCGATCTTGCTTGGTTTGATAGAATGCACGATAGGAACCAACTGGATCATGGGGATTGATGCACTCTGGTGCTGCACCCATTGCAAGCTTAAATGGTGTAAGCGGACCGACTGGGATGTTACGAGGAGGTGACTTAAGGATTTCGCCAAGATCGTCGAACGATTTGTGCGTCTTACCATAACGATACATAAACTCGTCATGCAGAGCTACAAAGTGTACGTAGTGCCAATTGTAGTTGTTATTGGATTCCATAGACCAAACAGTGCACGGATGGCCTACGTGTACAGCCTTATAGATAATATCATCGTGATGGTCCAATTTCCAATGCTTAACCATAGTCTTACCAGACTTAGAGGGAATCTTAGTAAGCTTACCATCTAACACACGATGTACTGTAGAGAGCATTTGTGCTGACTCTAATACCATTTTAACCACATGTTTATCGCACTGAAGCTGTGCTGCTTTAACTGGATTTTTGTCAAGTATGAAAATATTCATGGTATACTGTCCCACCTTAAAGTTGTTAACTTTATTATACAGAGTTTGAAGGGTTTGTACACCCTTATTTTTGTAATACATCCCTTTGTAAGATAATTTCTTCAATTTCTTCTAGAGTCTCTCTGCATGTAGCTAGGATATGAGAATCGGTTTTAAGGATCAGTTCCTTAGCTGCGAAGATTTGATCGTAGCGGTCAAGGCCTTGAGGAATTTGGTTGGCGATTGTTTGAGTGAATGTGATGTTTGTCATTGTGTATCTCCTTATGTTATATAATTTCTACACTACAATATCGGTGCTGTACATAAAAAAATAGCCCCGATTGCATTTATTTTTGCAACCGAGGCTATTGTATAACTATGCAGATACTAGTACTAGGAGCGTTTCTTCTATTTCAGCAATTTGGTCGTCTAGATAAGCTTTTTTGTTTAATACTTTATACATTCTATCTGTTCTTCCTTGTTTTCTATATCTTGCCGCGGCCCATCCGAGATTTCGTGAATCTTTCTTTAAGCGGTCGATTGTTGCTGAAACCATAAGTTTGTCTCCAAATAAAAAAAGTGTGATCGCATAAACGAACACACTTCTGATTAAGGTTTAAAATTAACGTCTAAACTATAACAAGCCAGGGAATGCCTCCTGTGCTAGTTTTACAGTTAGACCTTTTACTGGCGGCTTTTTGTTAATCATTTTGCACACCAATTCTGCGTCCTTAGGATGGATGGACTCAACAATCCCAAGGAAAATCTTTTCACGCTTGACGGAAGGCATATTATCGCCCTTGCCACCTTTAGCACAATATAAGAAGTCTTTATGTTTTTTTAGTAGGGTCGTCGGCGCGTTATGTGGGTCACACGCAGTATATGGAACATCGCCCTTAGGCAACAACCATACGATACGAGGATCCAACGAACCTTGAATAATGTCACGCAGAGCTTGACTATTATTATCCTGTAGAATTTTAATCTTTTCATTACGTGTTTCAGCTTTGGCAAATTTTTCCAAAACTTCATATACCATTAGTGCCATTAAATAAAGTCTCCCACACATTCCAATAGAAGCCTACAACGCTTCATAATTAAATAATTCATAACTTTTTTACTATTGCCAGACGGATCTTGGCTTACAAAACTATTTATGATTTCTTGTTTTACAGACTCAGGACATGCCGAGTCTTCTGTTAAATCAATCATCTTTTTATTTCTAAGATAATTGCGATAGACTTCTTCACCCAAAGATTTAGGGTCTTCCATAAGAGCTGCTTTTTTCTTGGCTGATAGGACGTTTTGACGTCGTTCTTCAACAAATACTCTATCATCAGAAAGAACGTTAGGCACACCGTCACCTTGATCGCCCTTAAGGATATGCTCCATAAGTTCTAGTCGTGGGTTTTCAACCTTTACCAGCTTTTTAGTAATAGTCGAATACTGCGACACGTTTCCATATTTATGAAGCTGCTTGAAGTCTTTATCAGCAGATACGATCATAACTTCCTCATAGTTACCAAACTCTTGAGTCCATTTTACGATTTCGGCAATAGTGTCATCCGCTTCGCAACCATATTGTTTAATAACTTTATATGGGAAGTTATCACGAATTTCATCTAAGACTAGATTAATGCTTTTAAATGCAACGTCCCAGTCGATTTTAGACTCATCACGGGTTTTATTCCGTTTACCTTTATACTCAGGATAAACATCTTTGCGCCAGTTGCCGCCGTTATCTCCCACGATAATTACATCGCCATATGATTTAAACTTCTTGCGATATAAGCGAATACTGTTCAAAATCATGTGGCGAATAAGGTTTTCATCATCCCACTTTACTGCACCCATAGCAATAGGGGCAATAGAGATACCTGAATAGTCAATCAAGATCATTATATACTTCCTTTGTTTAATCTATACATTATACTAAAATAGGCAGGGAATGTAAACCCTGCCTATAATTTAGATAAGCTCATCTGCGAAGAAGTAAAGCTCTTTAAATCCAAAGGTATCAACCATAAAGTATCTATCACCTTTCTGGAAAATATCACCTACTGAAGATGAGTAGACAGCATCACTGAATTTTTTTGTAATCTGTGGCATATTCCACAAGTTTGTAGCTTCAAAGGCAACTTCAAGATCATCAGTATCCACCGAGACTGTTTCTGTATAGAATTTAAAATTTTCAGTCTTAAATTTCTTGGCGTCAAGTTGAACACTCATTTTTGCTTCAAAGGCAGGAACTACTGTTCCGTGATTTACTGCCGCAATTTGATCTTCGGTAAGTTTGATTTGGTGGATGGTGATCATTGTATGTCTCCTTTTGATATAACTGTTATACCATAGGAATATTTAGTTGTAAACACCTAAATATAATTTTTATTTTAAACTTTTTACATGGCTTCTGTGTATTTTGCAGTTAATGATGCCATTGTAATAGTTATCATCTAACAATACATTTCTATCAAACTGCTCTTTGGCTTCGAGATATCCCATCTCTCCCTTCGATTTACAAAAGTATAATATTTCACGATGGAAGTTCTGTTCCCCGGCCTCAAGTAACAATTGCTTAACCAGATCGGAGGATCCATAATAGGATTTCCAATCTGATTCAACAACGCTTCTTCTTTTACGGGTTTTGCCTTTGAGCGGCGGTAATGTTCGTTTAGACCAAAACGTCTTCTTTCCAACATACATCTTATTATTGGATTTATCGGTAATAACATAAACAAATCCCACCCACTCTTTTAGGTCTCCTTCAGACGGCTCGTAGGCCTCATTATTATAGTACCACATATGTTCGTCAACAATCCATTAAGTGTCATTACGTACTATATATGGAACGCTAAACTAGGTGTATAACTCAAGCGGGATCTTAGGTAAAATTTCCTCATACAATCCTTCAACGGAAATACTTAGCATTACTCGCCGTTCTTTCGCTCGATTAAAATATCCATGCGCGGCCCATGCATTAAGTATTAAAGGTTTTTCTACATTATACCAATCGTATTTCTCAGGCTCATATTCGTATCTTACAGCATGTTCAACTCTATCTTCTGGAACTTCTCCGGGATATAGGGCTCGTCGCGTGCATTCCTGATTTGCAATAAAAAAGCAGCTATTATTTAAATCTACTGATATGGGGATATTAATTCCAACAGGCCTATTGCTATCAATATGAATAGGCACCATTCCTATATTAGCATGACTTATAAGCCACATAGTTCCCCAAACTTTAAGACCAAATATTTCTTCAAAGCGGCTGTTTAATTCTTCAGAATTAAACTCAATAAACTTTTCCACGTGATCGTCGACGTAAATTCTGTTGCCATTAAGTCCATTTACAGCGTCATCTTTAGTTGTTTCCCATAAATTGACGCAAAGATCAATAAAATCTTGCGGCATATTATGTAGGATTTTCATATTTGGATATTTGTTATATTCAGTCATTGCTAATTATCTCCGATAATACTTCCTCGTATGGTCGTGTAAATGAGATACTAAACAGTACACGCGAATTATTTGAATAATTAAAAAAACCATGAGTCTTTTTAGTATTCATTAACACTGGTTCTCTAGAGTTATAATAATCATATTTTTGAGGTTCATATAAAAATCGCTTAGTTCCGGGATGCAATTGTCCATCTTGGTTATGGAATGGTCTTTCAGTGCATTCCTGATTTTCAATAAAAAAACACGAGTTAATAAAGTCTACTTCAAGCGGAATATTAATTGCACACATTCTTGAAGCATCAATATGGACTGGACCCAACCCGGTATTTGGATTATTAATGAGGAATGACAAACCTTCATGTGGAACACTAATAAATTTATTTACAATGTCATAAATTTTATGAGATTTATTAATAAGCACATAATCCTGATTTTTATCAGCAACTACATAGCGAAAATCAGCAGAATTTTTAAGATTTGGTTTGGCAATTAGCCATTCTTCTTTTATTAAATCTAAAAATTCTTGAGGTAAGTTTTTCAGTATGTGATAGTTAGTCATCGCTATCTTCTTCTCCATCAAGGAAAGCATGGCCAGATTCTTGGCCACACATAGAACAAAACAATGGTTCTTCTCTTTCGTTAATTACCACGACTCGGGTTTCCGAGCCGCAGTAATCACATTCGCAAATATATTCTGCTATTTTCAATTTATGCCTCGCAACTGACGCATGTCAAAATATCCCTAACAAGTTCCTGTGCAGGATTTGACGACCGCTGGTAATAAAATGTTTTAATGCCAAGCCGCCATCCCTCAATAATCAACGCGTTAACATCTTTAGCAGAAGCTGAAGGCGGAATCATCAAGTTCAAAGACTGGCTCTGATCTATATATGTCTGTCTTGCAGCGGCTTGTTGTACTACGTTAATAGGACTAATCTCAGAGAAAGTTTTAAACACATCACGTTCGTTCTGCGTCAAGAAGTCCAAGTGTTGTACAGAACCTTTCTTCATCAAAATGCTATCCCACGTTTCATCATTGTTCTTAGAATATCCTTCTAGAACTGCCATAAGATGCGGGTTCTTATAAGTGAATGAACCTTTAGCAAGATCTTTTACAAAATAGTTTGATGCAAGTGGTTCAATTGATGGTGATACTTGTCCAAGAATAAAGCTAGAAGATGTTGTAGGAGCAATAGCACAACGTGTAAGGTTACGAATACCATATCCCATAAGGCCTGAAGGAACGCCATATTCCTCTGCCATCTCTTTAGAAGCTTCAAGAGATTTCTCGTCAATAAACTTACTAATTTCTTCAGTAAGTTCAAGGGCACGGAATGACTCAAACGGGATACGTTTCTTTTGTAGAAGTGTATGCCAACCAAGCTGACCAATACCGAGTGCTCGCCAAGTCTTTGCAAACAAGTTAGCTGATTCCATGAAACGTAGCCCATCTGTCTTACGGATATATTCTTCCATAACAGCATCAAGGAAATAAGTCAGCGTTTCAACCGCATCAGTATACTTCCACTTATCCCATGTAGCAAGGTTCATAGATGATAGGTTACATACAAATGTCCATTCTACACTTGATGGAAGTGCAATTTCTGAACAAAGGTTTGATGCCCAAATGGGAAGGTTTTTGTCTTTAAGAACCTGAGGTTTGTTATCATTAACCGTATCAGAGAAGAACAGATATGGGTAGCCAGTTTCTTTACGTTTACGAAGCACTGCTGCCCAAATATTACGCTTGTCTGTATCTCCATCAATCATAGATTGCATCCACTCATCGGGAATGGTTATGCCTAGACTGATATTTTGAATTTCTGCACCAGGTTCACGGATCTCTAGGAATTCCATGATATCAGGGTGATCAATGTTAAGATAACCAGCAAAAGCCCCACGGCGAGTGGTACCTTGAGAAATAACGTCAGTGCCAACGTCAAACATGCGTAGGTAATGAACAGGTCCATCAGCTTTTCCTCCTCCTTTAATGTGACTTCCACGAGGTCGAATGTTGCCAAAGAACCCAGATGTTCCAGCTCCAAGCTTTGTCTGTACACCTACTTCTGCTGTTTTTTGTAGGATCTCTTCAATAGAGTCTTCAACCAAAACGCCATTACACGAAATCGGAAGTCCTGTTTCTTCCCCGAAGTTTGACCATACTGGAGAGGATAGGCTATAAAACCCCATACTCATATAGTCATAGAACTTTTTGGCAAAGCCAGGTTGATCTAGAATTTCTTCAGCCGCTTCAGCAATTTTACGGATGCGGTTTTCAGGAGTCACGCCTGGTTGTAGATACCCACGGCTGAGGAATGTCCGTGAGTCATTGTTTAGCCATTTAAATGCCATTTATGTTTCCTTAAAATAAATCGTCTGCTGAGATGCCTTGACCACGGGCATAGTCTACTGGTCTGCCATTGAAAAAGTCAACCATGTTGGTTCCGTATAAACCCTCGTCAAACCACTTGGTTTCCTTAATCAGATGTTCGTCATATGTAATATTGTGGTTAAAGCCAATTTGCTCTAGTGACTCAACCATACGTTTTTTAATGAACTCGACAAGAATATCTGAGTTCAAACCCTTTTCTTCGTAATCGCCCATAATCCAACGGATTACTTCTGATTCGCAACGAATAGACTCTTCACACTCATGAGCAATACGCTCTTCCATTTCAGCGTCAAAAAGCTCTGGGTATTCTTGACGCATTGTATTGATCAGTTTAATACCAACTTGAGCATGCAACATTTCTTCGTTACGCGTATACTTTACTTGCTGTGCTGTATCTTTGAGAATACCTTTATTCTTATTCATATGAAGAATGATATAGAACTGTGAGAATAGTGATACATTTTCAACAAACAAAGTGAATAGTGTGATAGCGTAAATATACTGCTTTTTATCATCTTTGTAAACCTTTGATAGGTACTTACGCAAATAATCCACACGTCCAGATACAACCGGATCTTTTAGATTTTCTTCAAAGATATCATTTAGCTGTAGAACTTCTAGGAGTTTCTCATATGCCATATTGTGAATAACTTCTGAGTTGCCCATCGCATAACCGAGATCGCGCAACGCGGGATGTGGCAAGTTATCGCCTAGGTTAGACCAAAAAGTCTTAACAGCTACTTCAATTTGGCCAATGGCAGAAAGTGTACGGATTAGAATTTGTCTCTCTTGAGCATTCATATCTGTCTTAAAATTAGAATAGTCTGACGTAAAATTAAACTCTTCAGGCGTCCAAAAGCCACTCCAAATGGCCTCAATAAAGTCATTAGTCCATGGATAGTGATTTGGTTTTCTGGAAATTTGTTCTTCGAATAGCATCTATTTCTCCTGCAGCAAAAAGCGAATAAGGCGGCCCCTCAGAATATTGCTATTCTGAAACATTTTAAATTGTCTATGGTAGTATTATATATTGCTTTATGGTTTCCGTAAACCGCGTTTATTACAGAAACCAGATAAAATGTTACTACATATTGTATTATTTTTTAGGGGTAGGGCCTTCTATTGCTTTTTCATAGTAAGCAATAATTTCCTTCTGTTGAAGGATATATCTACGGAGTTCGGCCACACCGATAGATAGGTTTTCATAACCCTTAGGCGTAATAGCCATAAAGGTAACTGATCCACCATGTTCTTCAATTTTCTTTATGGCTTCATCAAAGTTTTCTTCTGATACCACAAACCATTCAGTATCAGGAAAGTCAACAGGTTTAGGTCTCTCTTGAATCTGAATATTTTGCTTTGTGTATTTTGTTTGCGTTACGATCTTTTCGTCAATAGACCCCGCACCGCAACTACTCAGAATCAGTGTTGCTGGAACTATCCACAGTAGATGTTTCATTCATCAATTCCTCTCTAAGTCTATCAACGGCACGATTGATTCTCTCTGCCATTTTGTCTGGTTCAGCTTGAGCTTCACGAACAATATCAATTTGACTAAAACGTTTACGAAGTCCGTCAAGTTTACCTTCAGCTTTCTGAAGAGCAGAAGATAACTCTTTATTAAGTTCTTCATTTCGAGCTTGGTTCGCTTCCATTTGATCAATAGTATCTTGTAGTGTTTCTGCAGCAATAACAAGCTTTGTGTTGTTTTCTCTTAATAATGCAATAGTTGCCTGAGTGCTAGTATAGTATGCGTATGCACCGTAACCTATACCACCAAATACTGCCAATACTGCTAGAAAAATATAAATCTTAAGCATTATTTTTCTTCCATATACTTCCTAAATCTTTTTAGAACAACTGGCGACTTGTCTTTTCTGCGGCGTCTGTCAGTGACATTGTGTGCTTTGAAACGAGGTCCCATGTCTTTTGTATCCTGTGGAATGCCTGCAGATGCCGTAGTCATACCAAGCTCTTCTTTTACCGGACGTTGACTTTTGATCCATCCAGTCGCTGCTTTTGATGCTGGCTTTGTTTTTGACCACGCAGATATAGCTTTGTATGTTGACATAACAGCTCCCTCAAAATTCGAGTCTTCTGAGTTGTCAACAATAAATATTTTCTGTCTAAAGTAGTTCTGAAACTTACCCAAGTTCTTTTGAACGTCTTTCCACATCTTTGATACAGTAGCGTCTGGAAGTGAACGCCCGCGCGTTTGATTGCGCTTGAGTGCAGTATCTTCATCTGTGTTAACGAAAATCATAGCGACTTCATAACCTAGACGTTTGAGTTCGTCTGCTTGATTTGTGATTTTTCCGTAGTCTTTGCCCGTGCCATCAATGATAAGACCGAGACGACCATTCAAATAACCTTGCTGTCTATTCTTTGTAAGAGCTTTTGCTTTGTTACGAATCTCTTGACCTTTTGGAGAGTAGATATTCTCTGGAGTCATATCCATATTTGCGTTTTTAAGACCACGCTCAAATGCGTCATCAGAGTTAACTACTTTAAATCCAAGCGCAGTGAGCGCTGTTTTGCCCACGACAAAAGACTTACCAGAACCTGGACCACCAGCAAGAAATACTGCTTTAAAGATTGCTGGATCATTAACACCCTCATCAAGTGTGACTTGCTCAACGGGATATGTTTTGTCTGGTGATGTGAAGTTTTTCTTACGCATAATAGTCTTTGCGACCAAATCTATTTCTTTGTTCTTTGCATCGTATTTGATTACGAATGGAATGTTAATGTCTGATTCAAGGTCTTTCATAACAGCTTCCGAGCCAGGAGGCAACTTTGAAATCGGCTTTCCGTATTTCACATATTCTTTTTTAAACAAAAGAGCGATTTCTTTTGGTGTGATTTGCTCTTTGTTACGCACATCGTTTACACGATCAAAGAAGTGTTTAGTGAAGTTAATATCAATACCAAGACGGGCAAATGCTTTGTCTAGAATTTTTTCTAGTGAACTTAGCTGCGCTTGTGTCATTTTGCTTTCAGTTAAACAATCATTACAAAAAGCAGTTTCACATTCGCCGCAGCAATCAGGAGTACCGCAGTTAGGATGCTCGTTTTCTATTTCTTTTTCATTAAGGCAATCTTTACAGAACTCAGAGCCATATTCTGCGCATTTTTCACATTCTGGTTTCATCTAACAATCTCCGATGAAGTAATGTACACTTTTTTATTTGTCCTAATATGAGTCGCTTCATAAATATTCATTCCAAAAATATCGCCAACTGGGAAAGAATCTTCAGCGACTTTAACTTTAGATCCTTTGGCAACCATTATATCAACGTTATCAATGATTTTTTCATTTTTTAAAATATAGACGCCAGGTGATAACTGATTATTTTCTAATACAAACCACTGATTTTCTTCTGCAAGTAAATCTGTTGAATCAATACCAATATCGGCAAGACCTTTAAGGATCTTCTTCTCTGATACGCTATAGTTTTCTTTAATAAGATATAAGCCGGCAGCATATGAAGCAATACTGCTGCTTCCACCAGGCGCTTTGGCCATAAGACGTTTTACATTAAATACAAGTCTATGGAAAGGAGTATAAAAGTTCTTATATGCGTCGCGGTCTTCAATAGTATTTGTATTAAATTGCTTGTTGCGTTTACCATCAGCATCAATAATACCAGCTTCAAACGCTTTCGTTTTATCGAATGGTGTAGTAAGCAATGTGAGAAATCTAAATGTATAGACTAAATCACCGGCGCGTTTGATAATACCCATTATATCCTCTTAAGTTTATCTACTACTATCTGATCTGATTCAATGTCAGATAGTTGGTTATCACGAACATATTTCAAAAACTGGAGAAACGGCTTAACTACAGTCCATTGCTCATCGGTAAGTTTTAAACCTAAAATCCTAATAGCGCCATAGTTTCCAAATACATTGAAAATGACTATAAGATGGTTTAATATCAAGCGCTCTGCTAATGCACCAGTTTCCAAATGCCTATTAACAAGGCGCTTGATATATTTAAATCTTTTCAAATCTGCATAAAACTCTTCAGGGTCTATTTTACCTAAAGGTGAGTAGTAGTGTTTTGCTGCAAATATTACTAGATCTTCTTCCAGTAAATCATCATTATTCATTTAATTATCTTTTTACTAATGAGAGTACTTCGTCTAATAGTGCCTTTCTCGATAAACTGAGGTCAAGTTCTACGCCAAAGCCGCGGGCATATTCTTCAAGTTGCCTTTTAGTCATAGCTTCAAGATCATCAGGAATGTCATTAGTACTATCTATGATGCCTTCTGCAATAACAACAGGCTGCTCCCAGCGCAATGTAACTACATCTTCAACTACTTCGGCAATTTCGATAGCAATTGGAGATTCGACAGCTGTAATACCATTAAACTCATCAATCTGAGCTTGGGTGTGACGAGTTGACTTGAGAAGCTCATTCGTCTTAGGATGATGCCATCCCTTCAATGAAGGGACAGCGTCTTTTTGAAATGCTGGAGGAGTAATAGCCATTATTATTTTCCTGTTTTTGGTGGAGTTTTGTCACCTTGCGCATTGTCTTTTGAGCGCATCGTCGCTTTTTTAATCATAGCTTTAAAAGTTTTAAAGTTAAGATTGTTTACCGCTTCTGCATCTGTTGCTGGATTCATAGGAGTTTTACGCTCAAGCTCTTTTTTTGCAGAAGGAGAAAGACCTTCACCTGCAGGAGAACCGTTGTTTGTATTACCGTGATCTTTAGCTTCTTCGACTGTTTCTTTCAAAGGATCAGTGTAAGTACCAGCTTTGAGTCTACCAATAATACGGCTGCCGCTATCTTTAACAACAAAATCACCATTAGTGGCAATTGCAGATGTTGTTCCTGGCTTTGCGCGTTTGCCATCAAGAGCTTTAGTCATAAGAGCTTTGAGGGTCTTTTGTTGTTTTACTGTGGCAGTTGCTTCGTCAATCTCTACCTCTTCCATTTTATTAGCAGCTCTATTCAAACCAGTTACGCGGTTTTGCCCCTGCTTATAATCTTTAGAGGTCAGAGTACCTTTATTAAGTTTCTCTCTTTTCTTTCTAAGATCAAGAGCTGCAGCACCATGATAATTACGTAAAGTATCTTGTGAAAGCTCATCAAGTTCTTCAGCTTCTTCTTTCTTCATATCCCAAGGAGCTTTCTTCAAAGAAACTTTGTCCTTTGGCTGCACTTTAATATTCTGCAAAGCGCGTTTCTGCGCTTTTGTCATTAGTTTTGATTCTTGAGTTTGAACTTCAGTCTCGGTTTCTTTACCTTTCATGGCTTTAGAAACAGCTTTGCGGCGCTTGTGAAGATACTCATCAGACTTATCAACATCACCATCATTGTCAATGTCTTTGTCTTTACGGTCTTTGTGCTTACCTTTAAGTTCTTTGGCATCCACTGGATCCATTGCTTCGTTTTTAGGAGTTTTGCAACCGGCTTCAGCAACTTTCTTATATGCCTCGCCCATTGCTAAGATATCTTTGTAGTTCATTTTTTTTTCCTTACATTAAGAGGTTAGCGGCAATGGCACCAACCACTGCAATTAGTGCAACCCAAAAGAGTTTATTAATAGTATATACCGTCTGAGAATTTTCAGATGTAATCTTTTCAAGAGCATCAAGTTTTTCAGAAAACTTGTTCATACGATCATATTGAGCAGAATATTTTTGCTCCATATTCACAAGTTTTTCCTCTGCTCTGGCAATAGTAACCATGGCATCAGTCAACTTGTCGATCTTTTCTTCAATCCGATCCAATCTACTGTAGTCAGACATTAACACTTCCATCTTTTTAACGACATTGCTTTACGTGTCGGTCTACCCTTTTCGTCCTTCATCGGCCCAGGCATCCCGCTCATCCTTGCACAAAAGCTCTTACGTCGTTTTGCGTCTTTACTACCAGGTTTTACTTTTCCAGTAACAGCAGTTTGAAGTTTGCTTCCGGGGTTTTTACTCCTAAAAGCTTTAACTCCCTTGGCTGTCATACCAGCACCTTTTTCGGTGCTGATAAAATGGCCTTTAGAGTCTTCGCCTCTTTCTGCCATATATCGCTTGAAAGATTCCATATTACTTATCTTTATCTACAATATTTTTGTCCATTGGAACCATACGAACGCCAATCTTACCATCAGGCTTAATAAACTTTTCTGGTTTTTTATCAGCAGCAGTATCTATACCTTCTTTTTTAGGAGCCGGTTTAGTATCTTTGGACATAGAACCAGATTTAACAACACCTGAGTTTTTGATTTTACTAATCAAGCGCATGTTGTTAGAAATACCTTCATCGAGTTCAGTTTCTTCACGACGAAGTTGAGCAAGTGAACGCTGAGTAGAAGTCATTTGGCGAACTGGTTTTTTACGACCAGTCTTTGTGCGACCAAGGGCTTTGTTAAGTTCTGCGTCTTTTGCGCGTTGCATTGCAAAAAAGTCACCTTTCATTTTAGGTGCACCTTTACGGCGAACGGCTTCTTTCATATCTTCTTCATCTTCACCGTGCTCGCCCATAGAAGAATGTAAGCCTTCAATCTCGCCGTGTGCTTTTGAAAGTTTATTCTGGAACCACTCTGGAAATTCTTTACCAGATTTAATATGATCCATCATTTCTTCTGCAGCATATTCAATAAACTCGAGTTGTTTAAGTGCCATGCTCGCTTCATCAGGTGAAGCTGGTTCGTCGTCTTCTTTAGCTTCTTTCGCAAGAGCTGGCTTTCCAGCAAGTCTTGCTTTCAGTGCAGCAAGATCATTTTTTGTTTTATCCATCTTATTGGCCTTTTTAGTAGTAGCCATACCAGAATTAGAAATCTTTTTAGTAAGCATATCAAGAGAGATTTCAGTAATATCTAGACCCTCGTACATTTCCTTTGTAACCCAGTTCTCACCCAACTTATCGTATGCATCGTACATGCATTTCTCATTAGTAGGCTTACCGAACTGATCACCACACTCTTTGCATAGCATATCGCTCTTAGATGCTTTGTCAAGATCGACTGCTTCATTTTGATTTGCTAGTTTTTTTCTAGCCAAAGCTGCTCCTGCATCGCGTTTTGCAAACTTTTTAGCATTTTTAGCCATAGCAGGTGTATCACTTGCAAAGTCAGAACGCCTTGCTGCTGCTCTAGAATAACTATCAGAAGCTTTATCTGCTTGCTTATCAGCCTTTTTAACATATCTACTCAAAGTATTTGGTGAAAGCTCGTCGATCTGTCTAACTTCTTCAGCAACCTTCTTAGCAGTAGCAGTAGCGATCGCCATCTTCTTACCCATGTCCATGCCTGGATTATCGCGTTCCATTGCCTTAGCAATCTCTTCACGTTTTTTTATTTCAGCCGGAGTAAGTTTCTTTTCTTCAACAGATTCTTTCTTAGATGTCTTTTGTGCATCTTTAAAGTCTTGGGCTGTTGGTCGATCAGGGTGTCCAGGAGGATTAGGCTTTTCCCCGCGCTTGCGCTTGGCGTGGATATTATCCCACAAGCCTTTTTTCTCATCTAGTTTTGCTTTAAAGTTTTTAAAATCATTCATTTGGCTTGGTCTCTTTATTTTTAATTTTAACGCTTTTAAGTCTGGCCGCATCCATCATTCTATCATGGCGAACTGCATCTGCCTTCTTTTCCCTATTTATTCTTTTTTTAGCTAGGTCAATAGCAGCGCTTTCGTCAAACTCTTTGAAGCTAATTTTCTTTTTCTTTTCACCAGGCGTTTTTTCCTTAGCCTTTTCAGAAGATTCAGGCGTACCCCAATCAGGCTTATCAGCATACATGCTTTTTGTATTATCGACGGCCTCGCTCAAATTTACAGAGAATGGAGCGACCTGGTATTCTACAGCAGGCTGATCTACCTTTTCAACAGCATCAAGCCATTTGCGATACTTATTAGCCTTTGATTCAATAATAACGTAGTTAGATCCTAGCTGTTTTACGATTCCAAGTTCACCGTTTTCTTTAATAACAACTTGATCACCAATATCGAAAAGCTTTCCATCAATGTATGATTCTCTTAGGTCAGATACTGGGGCTAATTCAACATGTCGTTTAAAACTTTTTTCTTCTTTAAGTCCCAAGCCCTTACGGACAGAATTAAAAAGCGCCTTCGAATCTGAGTTCGAAAACGCTTTAGGTAGACCTTGAGAAAATGATGTAAAATCATTATCGGATGCTGCGCTGCGCATTTTAGAAGCACTCATACCTTCTGCGCCGTCAGCATCTGGATCACGCTCGCCAGCCGAAATAACTTTAATATCCATAAAGTTATATAGACCATGACGACCCTTTTTGCCGTTATACGTGTTCAGAAGAGCATCAAATTCATTGACTCGATCTGATCCAACAACCATAACAACTTTTCTAAATCCTTCATCGTAAAGTGAAGTTGTAATATCCATTATGTTTTTAATTTTGTTGTTCATAAGGATATTACGCGCATGACGTGGAAACATCTTACGCGCTGCTTTAACTTTTTCTTTGTATGTCAGTGGGTTCTTTTTAGAATCGATCGATTGAGACAAATACATTCTATATGGATTTTTGCCTGCAGATGAAGCCAATTTGTCTAGCAGTTTTTCATGACCAATAGTAGGTGGATTCATTCTCCCGAAGGAGAAGAAAACCGTTTTTTCTTCTTCAACTAAGTACTGCTTAAATGATCCAATCATTTTGCGCGCTTTCTTTCCATTTCTTTTTTACGAACGTCTTTAATCATTTTCTTAGACATACGATCAATTCGAGTCTTAAAAGCTGGACTATTTAAGCGCTTCTCGATCTCAGCTTTTCGTTGCGGAGTCAAGTCATCTTTTGAAATATTTTTAATTAATCTTTTGTATGTCGCCAGATATGCCGAACGTCTTGCACGCTTCTTGAGCGTGTCGTTACTCGCAAATCTACGAGCTGCGCGGCTTCTTCCAAGAGCAATCTTCGCCTTATTGCGGCGCATATCACGGCCTTTTTTAAGACGCGACTGAACTGATAGAGCTTCATCAACTTCAGTTGATTCAGAAGCAAGCTGATGTACCATGATGGTGTGCGTTCCATCTTGATTTTTTATTTTAACATTTTTAGTTTTATAACCCGGGCCAACATTCTTAGAATGTTTACCTTTGTCAATATAATCACTGACCGGATTTTCATGTGAGGGATCATTTGCCTCACCAATTGGACCACCTTCACCAACACCAATTGTGCGTTTACGGCGAAGGGCTCTATAGTTTGTAAGTTCGTCCTCTCCTGGACGGTATTCTATTCCCATAGGGAACATGTCTTTAAATCTTAGCATCGGTTTATCCCATTAACGGCTGGGCTTATCCCAACCTTTTAAAATTTCAGGCGAAAAGTTGTTGTATGAAAATTCCATTCTATCAACAATCTTTACCGCGTCACCACCAAGTTTATCAATCGCTACATAACCCTCAGGGCCAGTTGTCTTATAACCATTACGAGTCTTAACAAAATGTTTAGTTTTTGATAATCTATTAAGTATATTTATGAGTTTTAATTTCGCTAAAACTATTACTCTTTGGAGTTCAAAGACTTTTTCGAGCGACTTTTTGTTTTCGGCGCTGAAGAAGGCAAGGAAGTCGTCACGCTTTTTGGCTTTGCCGATCTTGCCTTTCTCGGTTTTGAGGGCGTCGATTTCTTTTTGGTATCTTCCTCTGATCCAACGGATAAGCCCATCGGTGTGGGTTCTGGGATCGGGGATGGTTCCGGCTCTGACAAAACTGTTGTTGTAGGTTTCGATGGTTTGGGCGAGGTCTCGGTTGGCTTCGAGTGCTCGTAATGTGTTCCCAGCAATTTGGTTAAATATACTGCCAGCTGTTGAAAGATATTCATTTACTTCCTCCGTTTCTTGTGAAGTCATTGTTAAATTAGTCATATCGCGTAACATCGCATCTTGCGACCATACGGCTTTGGATTTTTTAAATCTACTTATATCTACCCCATACGAGGCGCGCATAGATTCGAAGCTTGAGCCAGTGTAAGTGGTGTGCCAGACAATACCGATTTTTGCAGATAGAACGTCACGAGCGCTAGGTGAATCGGCAGGGATAGCATATACAATTGTATTGGGGTGAAAGGTAACATATTTGTCTCCTTCTATGGTGTTTGTGGACAGATCTCCGGGACCAAAAAGAAAGTCTCCTTGAACCACACCCCTGATTCCCAGCTCTGGCAAGTAGCGTAATGCCAGTTTGAGCTTATCTGCAAGATCACCAGAAGTATCAGCATCAACATCAGCTGCAGATTTATAGACTTTAGGGTTTTTGTTGAAAATGCCTTTTTTGGCAACGAAAAATTTATCGTCACTCGGATCAATACCAGCAAAAATAGCAGGAGCGCCGTCCCATTTAACACTGACGTTTCCAGCATGAGTTCCTTTCAGCATATCTCTGAGAGAACGTAATGCTAAGATTGCCTCTCTAGTTCCTTTAACCCCACCGTACAGGACTTTGTCCTCGATGTGAGTCATATGTGTATTCTTTTGTTCGGTTATATATGAGCTAAAATTTTCCATTATCTTACCTCGATCCAGCCAAGTGATGCCCATCCAGATTTATTTGAACCGGTTGATGCAATGGCAATAAGAAATACTGTTGAAGTATCACCAAGAGTTGTAGTAGTTTTTCGTTGAATCTGTGTAATACTTCTTTCAGGAAAAAGTGTAGATTCTCCCATATTACCAGAACTAATAAATTTAGTGTCTACGATTTCGCCGCCCGTAAAACTTGTTGCTGTAATGTTGTATTCTATTGGGGATTCTGCGGAATAACTTACCCATGTCCCACCTGTTAAAGTTACATCTTCTAAAACTCTAATGAATACGCTGGTGTTATCTAACGTAGCGCCTGAAAAAACGTCTGGAATGATAACTGAATTTAGACTGTCTGACTTTAAACGAATAGCAACAATAGGATAGAATGTATTAGAGTTAATAAGAGTCTTACCTGTTATAGCACTAGAAATACTTCTTTGACGTCCTAAAAGAGTTGTAGTTCCTTCTGTCGAAAATGAGTGTGACCCTTGGTAGAAGGTGTGGGTTCCAGCTGCCCCTGTTACATTTGTCAACTCAATTCTTATAGGAAGTGTGGCTGTTGAAGCCCATGTAGTACCAATAACGTTTGCATGATTAAATTGATGAACTGGAATCTTATTGTTTCCAATCACAAAGTTAAATTCAACCTGACCTGCACCATACCATTCATATTCAATAACCATCAGTTGAATGTTGTTAGGGTCAGCTACGATACCAGTTGGTCCTGTTCCGTCCAGTTTATCTACGTTCCAGTTTTCACGAGCCACGCGGGCTTCAACCACACCGCCAGCAGTATTTCTACGGCACACAACATAATATGTACCATCACCACCATCTTCGAAATATGCTCCATCATTTTCATCAAAGAGACCAAAACGACGACGAACACCCGTAGTTGGTGTCCCAAAAATAGCTGTTATCGAAACTTCGCTTTGGCGACCAGGTATGTATCTCTGAACACGTTTGGTTTGGCGAATAACTTCATCACCCGCATCAGAACCGACTTCTAATCTAACCATACCAAGATATGGTTCATGAGTTGATGATGCAGTTCCAGTTACCTTTTCATCCCAAATACGAGTATCTTTGCCTGTTTTAAATGTGCCATAGTCTGTAACTTCAAACGTGGAAACTTTACGGCGGTTTTTAGAAGTGTGCTGGACAGTATCATCATCTACAGTAACAACCTGCTTACCCCATGGATTTACTGTTGTAACAAACTCCCCATCACTATGAGCCAGAAGATTAACCTCATAAATGTCATCGTTTTTCTGGGGCCTTTGTTTACTGTCTCGACTTTTGCTATACTGTGCCATTATTGTTTTACCTTCATCTTGAATCCTAGTTTGTTACCAGCGGTATATCCTGCCCAGGCAAACTCAAACTCTGCGTCTCTAAAGTAATTACTTTGAAATGTGATGCCTGTTTTACGAACATCAACATTTACCTGGATCAAAGTAACTTGTCTGGCAATACGGATTAACGATTCTTTTATTTCTTTATCACTATTTAAAATTTTCCAGATTGATTCTCCCAGCGGTGATATAATCAAGCGGAGCTTATCTTGACCCTGCTTCACACCTTCTGTTAGATTCATATTTAGGACCTTCCAGAAAGGACCCAGTAGTTGGATCAGCTCATCGTTAGTTTTATCATCCGTAAACTTTTTAAGAGAAGCTAGATCCATATCCTTAACTTTGATACCGGTAATCTCACTAAGTTTTTGTATAGCATCTGTTTCACGGTACTTATGCAGCTGGATCATCTGCTCTTTCATCGGTAGCTCATTGACCATCTTAAAGATCTGTAAGGATGGTTCTTTATCTAAGTCTACCGTATTAGCTTTTTTGGCCCTATTTTCAATAGCGTTAATAATATTCTGAATAGTTACCTTACCGCCGCCGCCAGACTTAACAGAAATTGGGTAGTGTACGCCAAAGCGAATCCCGTATATGTCGATCAGAGGCTCATTACTAGCAGTCGGAAAAAAGGACTTTTTAAAGTTTAACTTCTTCATAGCCCAAAGAGCACTTAGAAGTTCGCCATAGTCTGCAGATACTTTAGCAAGATCTTTCGCAGAAAATGTGACTTTTACAGAAGGATTGTCATCACCTTTCATAGCTGCATATGCAAGATCCATTAGTTGATCAGCAATTTCTGCATCATATCTCTTATATAAAACCTCCTTGAGCTGACGGATCATTTCGCCTTCAGCCAATGTCTTACCGGCAAATCCTAAATTGTCAGGGCTGAGATCTTTATTATTAAAAAGTAAAGGTCCGCCTTTTGCTGCACCAATGTAATTATTTACGTATGGTATCATAGTTCCATATGGTACGTTAGAGCCTAGATCAGCAGTGGCGATCAACACATAAGTCTCAAACTTATCGGAAATAGAAGGCCCTGGATAGTCTACAATTTCTAAATTATATTTCTTAAAATATGTATCGAACTGTGATGGATCTAGAGCAAACCGAATATGATAACCCTTACGGGAAGATTCCCCCATCTTAACACCACTTAAGGTTCTCTTAAGATAGGATTTAAATTCCCTTTGGTTTTTTGTATTAATATCACGTACAGTTTTTAGCATAAGTCTCTCGTTCGTTTCTTCTATTTATATAAAAAAATGGCCGAGCTTTTGCCCGGCCCAGTTGGAGACAACTAATGAATTTTTTAATAGTCTAAGGATGCGTTCCGGTTATAGACATATACGTCTGCTGTTTCGGAAAACTTAAGAGGAAGAGATTGATGGTAACGGTAGACACCCATGCGATGCCCACGCCCTTGAAGCTTGACGTACTTACGAGTAGTCTGACCACGCTCTTTATAGAAAGCGTTAGCTTCACGAACGGCTTTGCGGATAGCTTTGATCCACTCTTGGTCGCCAGGATCTTTCAGGTTAACAGTAGCGATGTACGAATCGGTGCGGTTTTCGTTGATGATCATGTGGTGTCCTCCGTTTGATATATCTAATATAATGTATCCGAGGAGGAATGTAAACCCCCTCGGATGATTTTTTTAGAGGAATTCTTGAATTTTTTCGATGGATTCGGGAGATCCGGAGACGGTGATTTCTGGATTTCCGCCGCCGGGTCCAAAGGTAATGTAAGATTCAAGTTTCAGATTGTGTTCGTCGAGAAGTTTGAAGAAGTCTTGAATAGGGCAGTCCCAAGCGCAATCGAAGGTGTAAGTCATGATGTAGTCTCCTTTGTTACTTAACCTTTATACGCTAAAAAAAGGGGTTGTAAACCCCCTTTTTCATTTTATTTAAATTTTTTGGAGATATTGGTAGCGGATGTATCTCCTTATCAACACAACCTCATATACTAAAAAAGAGGAGCTGTAAACTCCCCTTTTTCATCTTTATTAAAAGAATTATACACCTAGAATTCTTGCTACTTCATGTTTGTTATCATTTGGAAGTGATTTGCCTGACATAATATGCTCTACAATTTGTTCAAAGTAAAATGCAGCATCTCCATGGCCATTTTCATCCAAGACAGCGGCACAATCTCTAAAGAACAGCTTGAGCTTCATATCTGCCATGCCATCACCAAGAGCTGCTCGGTGAGATTTACCTGTACGCTGATTCATTCCAACCATTCCTTTCTAGCATATTCAAAAAGCTTTCGAATTGATCTTCGTTAAGCTCTAGTTTCTTACCAGGAATAGTTCCATTTGAATATTCCTGAACTCGGCCGCCGTACATATGTTTCGATACATAGTAGACATGATCTTGATTTGGGTGTGTATATTTCATAATATATCCATAGTATCATAAAGGAGGGGAGCTGTAAACTCCCCTCTAAGTTTTAAGCCGCTAGAGCGTATTCTACAGCCTTTTCTGCAGCTTTGATTTTGCGGAGTTGGTTAGACCCAAACCACTGGCTATGGAGGCGGTTATCAGCATTACGACCTTGAAGGTGATCAGTTACATATGTAACCGAGTTAAATGCTTGCCACCATGAACCTTCGGCAAACTCTGCACCTGGCTGTGTTTCGAGAACGCTATATGCCTGCTTTGCCATGCGAGAGATAGTATCAGCGTTTACTTCCTCTTGCTTTGTTTGACCAGATGTAAGTGGGAACACTTCATTGTAATACTGCATCAGAGAGTCAACAGAAAATCGCTTTTGTCCGAGGAACTGAGCCAGTTCTTTGTACTTAGCAAATTTCTCATGAGCAATACCCATAGTAGCCTTGACAGTATCAGCATCAAACGCAGTGCGGTGACCAACTTTTACGGCACGTTGTGCTTGTGAGTTAAGAGCAAATGTCAGAGTATTGTTGCATACTACTCGAATTGGCGTAAAACGGATATCGATTGACTTGCCATAAACATGTGGATTGCTAAAAAGCATATATGAGTCAACTTGATCTCCACCAAAGAGGTCAAATGATTCTTTTACTTTAGCAAGAGCCCAAACATAGTTACCGCCTTTAAGCGATCCTGCGGTATGCATTTCCATATCACCCGCAAGAACGTACTCATTGAAAAATTCAAAAGCTTGTTCATTTTGAACAGGGTTCCAGTTTTCACCGACGTTGGTCAGGATTTTACCGTCAGTTTCACGCACAAGCGACTTCTGACCAGTTTTACGCTTTTCACCATTATACTCGATGAAAGACTCAACTTCCTGAACGCGCCAGTCAACACCGGCAGCTTTCATCATCTGACCTGGAGTCAGATCATTCGAAACCAAAGTACCAAGACCGTGCCAAGGTACATCACCAACATAAGCCATTTGAGCTTTACCGTCAACAAATTCAAGTTCATGTGCCATAATATATTCTCCTTATACCAGTTCGAAGCACTCACGTGCCACCATATTGAATTCACGCTTGGAGCATTCCGAAAAGTCCAAACCCCAGCATTCCATTTCGTACTGAACTTTTGCAGCAGTTTCAAGGTCAATCTTAAGAAGTTCTGCGATTTGACGAGTGTACATGTTCATAGTGTTTGTCTCCATTTCATATGATTACAATACGCCATATGAAATCATTTGTAAACAGTTAAATGTGCTTTTTGTAAAAAATATTTTGTTCTTTTTCACGATCATCCAGTTCATAATGACTTCTATATTGGTTGTTTGCCCTGATGACTTCACCTAAAATGCTGAGGTTATCAAACCCAAAATCCCAGATTGCATATGTGTCTTTTGGGAAACAACTTCCACCGTAACCTTTTTTCCCATCAAATCCAGGTACTTTAGTATGTGAAGGGCCAATCCGCGGGTCTTTAGCTATAGCACTAGCCACTACATTGTATCTTCCACCGATTGATTCTACCATATCTTTCCATTGATTGAACCATACAACTTTAGAAGCTAGAAATGAGTTAATGCCATATTTTACGAGACTTGCTTCTGCAGGTGTCATGAAATATGCTTTAGCGGGATTACAATTTGAGTTATAATTATAAAGGTTTTCAACTTTCTTACATACTTCAATATCTCCACCCAGAATATGGAATTCAGGATTCAAAAACTCATCATAGGAATTACGTTCAGTCAAAAATTCTGGGTTATATACAAAACGCTTATATCTGGTAAACTCTTCAGCCAGATCAGGCGTAATAGTCGATTTAATTACTACCATACCACTTGGAAATTGTTCAAGCTTTAGAATTACTTCCCTAATGATGTTGGCATCAATCCCGGAGGAATCATTCCCCATTGGGGTAGGCACACATACAAAAGTAACATCTGGGACATATGCTTCCAAATCATCCATATCGTGAAAGCCTTTATAAGGATCCACGATCATAATATCGTTAGATGTGTTTTTAAACCCAAACTCTACAGCTTTACCTACAAACCCATAACCAATAATTGCAATCTTAGTTAGCTTATTCATTAATGTTTGCCTTCGCTAAAATTACTTACAAGTCTATCACCAGACACGGCTCGACGTTTTACTTCATTAACTGAAATTCCATATTTTTTAGAAACAGATTCATAGATCAATTCGATAGCGTCTTTAGTTGTCATAATATATTCCTCAGATATAAAATTTGCTTTGATCGATTACGTTATCAAAATGATAACCAAAAATAGCTACTCTACGTGGAATTTCACCGGTCACTACGCGATGGTTCCAACCGGTATTAATAAACCAAAGATCGCCTATTTCCATTTGAAAACTATGAATAGTTCCATCTCGTCCTCTAAACTCAAATACTGAATCGTTTTCATTCAAGCAAATTTGGGCTCTACACATATAGCTTGTACAGCTATCGATATGCCAATTTAGTTGATGCGCATTACTCATTTCACTCATTCTGAAACGATAAATGTTTGTGAAATATGATTCTAGAAATTGTTTAGCTTTTACTTCTTTAGTCCAATATGTATAACGATATTCATCAACATCGACTCCAATCTCTTCAGGAGGTTTTGTTTGAACTAACAGCTGACGATATCCGCTCGTATCAAAAACTTGCTTATAGTCGATAGCTTGACTAATTCCATATACATCCCCACCGATATCGTTTTGGGGTTCTGCATCTAGAATTTCGTTAAGTTCATCGACCATGAACTGAGGAACTTTACCGAGCTTCTCAAAGAATTTGAGTTGGTGACGTTTTGGCCCAGTTCCACCTACCCTCATTCTTTTGGTAGTTTCGATGAGGTATTTCTTATCCATGTAAAATCCTATACGTTTCAATTTCCATTTTACTCAGCTTTGGCTGCTTACCATTATATACTATATTTTGATAACAATCCGGATCGCAAACCGGTTCACATGTTTGGAACATACCATCAGGCACAACCCATCTTAAGCCACTCCTATATTCTATCTTGTTTTTGAACCTTTGTATACTGTTTTTTCTCTTTAATCCTTGCATAGAGACAAAAACTGTATCCCATTGTTTAAGATAATCCATTTGAGCAAGTGCTAGGTGCTGTGATGGGCTAAATACCATATCGTTTTTAGGATGAGTGAATCTGCGATAATCCCTGTAAATATAAGTTCTAGTGCAGATCCTATAGCAACCTTCGTAGTATTTTTGAATAGTAGCAAATGCAACGGGTCTATCTTCATCATATAAGAAAAACCAATCTAAAAACTTATTATCTTTATAAGTATTTGGAAGGTTATCGAACCAATCAGAGTTTTTCTTATCATATATGTAAGACTCGTTCTTTAAACGAGCTAACTCTTTTATAAAGTTATCTTCTCCGTATTCCTTAAGTGTTATTACTTTCGGATCAATCGAATAAACCAAGCCGCTGGGTCCCATTCGTACCACCTCTTTCCAATTTGCCAATCCATTGGCTTTGCATGATGATTAGCGTGCCATCCTTCACCGCCAGTCAAAATGTTAGCTATCCAAGAATTAGAAACATTTTCATGTCGGTGGCACAATGTATTTAGCAATCCAAATCCTATATAACCATAAACCATAGGTGCAATTAATAACACTAGAAACCATTCAAATGGCAGAAAGGTGAGGCCAAATAAGAATGTGCAGAAACGAATATCTCTATGATTTTTATGAAACCACATTACTCGTTTGTTTTTGAGTAAGTCAGTTACGTGTCTTGGACGAATAGCCGGAACTTTAAACGTAGAAGTCAATACTCTCCAAACGGGTTGATACTTGGGCGAGTGAGGGTCTTTTTCAGTATCCGAGTGATTATGATGCAGCCTATGTACACCAACCCAACCAAGTACCGAGCCAGAGCCTGATAATGGCCCTAAAGAAAGAACTAGATATTCATACCAGACAGGAGCTTTAAACGATCTGTGCGAAAAGTATCTATGATATCCAGCTGAAATTACCGCTGAAGATAAAAAGAACCACCAAATAAAACTACTTATCAAATAAACCATTGCAATTGCTTTCTATATAATTTGCAAACCCAATTTGACCAAGTGCGTTAGGATGGCGGTCTGATTTTGATATCCTAACATCGTCGCCATCCCCTAATATATGATCCAAGTTAAATCCACCGATCATCTTATGGAATGGGAATCCTATAATATTTTTATTATTTTTAATATCTTTGAAATATGGATTAAGCATAATATCTGAAAAAAAGCTATCTAGTTTGTAATTAATCGGATTTTTTATATTAGGTAAAAAATCCAAATTAGTGAGAAGTCCTATAGGAAATCCGGCAACACCTTGATAAAACGCGTATGGTATTTTTTTATCTTTTAATATATTTGCCAGCAAAAACATATACCTAAATGTATCATTAACTACGCTTTTTACCCATAAATCTATAGTATATTTTGGATTATAGAAAAAATCTCTATAGTCTACTTCATACTGATAAATTTCTTTATACATGGAATGATCATCACGTAAAAGATCTACAGCAGAAGCTAAGGGAAAATGTTGTATGTGGGCCATTGTCTGAAATCTATCCCAACCACTCCAGACTACCACAACTTTTTTAACATTTTTATTAACATGAAGCTCGTCTACTATAGAATCGAATATTTGCTTATTACCTATACCACTAATAGCTTTATTAATGACGGATAAATTATGCCGATCTGCAATAATTTCGGGCCACATCTTCCAACCTTTAGCTTTTTCATCAGGCAAAGATTTGTCATAACTAACAAAGTTTGGATCAGTATAAGAACACCCTGATACCAGCAGTATATCTTTTTTCATAAATAAAGATCCTTATATCTCTTAATAAATTCTTTTGAAATTAATATTTGTCCAGCAGCATTAGGGTGTCTATCACGAATAGAAATATAATATTCTTCTTTATTATATCTCATATCATCAAATGAATATCCACCGATTTCTTTCATCATTGGCCAACCGATAAAGTGTTTTTTCCTTTTGTCGACTTCGGAAAATATGGAATTGTTAGTTAAAATTTTAACCACTTCTGCTGGTGATATTGCACACTTTTCAGGCAACTGTTGATTTTCAACCTGTTTATTAATTGAAAAATAATCAAAATATATTAAACCTCCGAACATAACAAATTTGATATTACGTTTTTCACATATTTCCATAATAGCAAACATTTTTCTAATTGGATTGAGAATCATAGATTTATAGGCCTTAGTGCTTAAAAAATGATCACTTTTAAAATATTTTTGGCTTATTTTACCAACCCCAATGTCGTCCATCCACGGGAATGGATCGTAGTTTCCATTGATGGTGTTACACTCTACAATAGGATTAAGCGTAAAATTAAAAAATGGAAGTCTATCAGAAGTAGACCATAAAATAGCTACAGTATCGACCCTATCGCCGTATGTACTTAATCCTTCTAAAATTGTATCGAATATATGATCCGCGCCGGCGCCGGACTGGCCTTTATTCACGCATTCTAAACCCAATTCTTTTGCCATAAGCTCTGGCCACATTTCCCAATCTCTTTTGATTGTGGGGTCGTTTGATCTATAATGCGTATCAGTATATGAACAACCCGACGCAAGTAATATTTTTTTAGCCATTATTTTTCTCGTATCTTTTCATCAAAATACTTTTACATTATATTTTCTTTGAAATTCTATGCCATCAGCTTCATCATTGACCATAGGTTTGCCTTTGATATTTAGACTTGTATTAAGTAGCATAGGAACACCAGTCAATTCATAAAACTCTTCAATAATAGGACGAATAACAGATCCACAATCTTTCTTTACAACCTGAACCCTTGCGCTGCCATCAACATGAGTAACTGAACTATAGTCATGCTTTGCTTGTGCTACAAACTGCATATATTCGTTCATCGGTCCTTCGAAATATTCAGAAGCAAATTCTTCCAAGATTGCAGGTGCAAAGGGTCGAAAGAGTTGTCGGCGCTTAATCTGGTTAACAGTGTCTTTAATATCTCTTCGAGGGTCAGCAAGCAAGCTACGATTGCCAAGGGCGCGAGGGCCAAACTCAGCACGGCCATTAGCAACCCCGCAATAAGAATTATCAACAATATGTTGAGCAACCTCTTTAGAATTGATGTTACGTTTGATATTGTATCCAAGATACGGATTTTTCCATTTCAATTTCTTACCAAGAGCTAATGCTGCAGCACCGAGTGATGAACCAGCATCACCTGGGTTTGGCATAATCCAAATGTTCTTACCTTTAATCTTACTGTTAGCTGCACAGTTAAGCGCGCATCCACCCATATACACTAAGTTAGGATGTTTACAGTACTTATCAATGATCTTAAGTAATTCTTTTTCAAACGTAGCTTGGGCTGATGCAGCTAGGTCTTCGTTCTTTGCATTCGGCAAATAGTCGCCAATGCCTTTATGATTATTGCGATGTAGTAGTTCAGACATATCATAGATAGGTTCGCCATACGCAGCCATGCCCATAAGAATATATTCGTCTTCATTAGGTTTTAATCCGACACGTTGTGTGACCGCAGAATAAAATAGACCAAGAGAGTACGGATACTTCCAGCTTTTGATCTTTCTCATCTGCGCGTGATTATAATGATCCGTCCAAGCTTCCCATACAGAAATTGTATCCCATTCTCCAATGGAATCAATAACTAATACATTAGCTTTATCAAACGGAGATGTATGGAATCCAGCTGCAGCATGTGACTGATGGTGATAGAATGTTTTCTTTTTACACATATCAAAGCACCAATCACATTTATATGATTTTATGGCTTCTTGTCCGAATAGAACTCTTCGAGTATTCTTAAGCCAATTCTTTTCATAATATGCGTATAGATCATGATCAAAATACTGATCAGGATGAATCCTAGGGTCATTCTTAATCTTAGAATACCGCTCAGAATGACCAGCATATAAGATCTCACCTTTATCCACTAATGCAACACCTGCATCATGGAAACCTTCACTAACACCCAAAATTCTCATAGTATACTACCCATTGATAAAAGAATCTTTTATATTATACCACTATATACCCATTTGTAAACAGTTAATTGTTCAATGGGTTATCTAATGCTTCCTGTAAGACTTCTTTTATATCTTTATCAAGCTGTCTCATATCAGTATCTATACGAGTTTCCGTCTCACGCATTGTGTCACGAACATCTTTTTCTGACTCTCTAATAGTCTTTTCTACTTCTCGTATAGATGCTGTTACATCTTTTTGTACCTGATTCATTTCAGTGCGAATACCTTCAAGCGTTTGTTCAATATTATCTTGGGCATCTTTAACGCGATTTTCAGATTCGTCTACTTTATCTTCCATGCGATCTACTGCTTGTTCAAGCTTAAGTAAATCATCACGCAAGCCATCTTTAATATCGCGAGTATAGTCAATTGCTCCGTCAAGTTTTGTTTGCACTAATGCATTCTCTGCTTTAATTTTATCTATGTCGATATTCTGTACGACTTCTTTCATATCAACATAGTCTTTATAGAACTCAAAACCACCCCACAAAGCTCCACCTGCAGTAGACAGCGCCGTTAGTACAACCGCCATCTTACCACCTCGAAAAGTCATTCCGCCAAATTCAAACTCTGCCATGTTCTTTCCTTACTTAGGTTTTGAAGCTGAGCTTTTAGCATATGCTTGTGAGCCAAAGAATGCTGCCACGATACCAGCAACCGAAACAAAGTATGTTGCTGCCATATTGCCTAATATTTGACCAGCCGAGTCAAGTCCCACCATGTAAGCAAGAACAACAGCAAATGGATATAGTAATAGTCCGCCTAGAGCAAACCATGTCATGTTTCTTTGGGCATCACGCATAGCATCAGCATCTTCAAGTTCCTTTCGTTTGAACTCAAGATACATTGCTTCTTCTTCAGCAGACACATGACCGTCTCCGTTGGTGTCAGCCGGATGATATTCTTTTGCGACCTTTGTTTCCTCAGTCATTACTTCTCACCTTTCAACAGTGTCCAAGCGCCGTATGCGATCATGCCATACGCGATAAGATTAAGGGGTGCTAGGATCATAGCGATACCACATCCGATCAACACTACGCCATCCAGAGACGTTCTTTCTACTAATCTACTTTTTATCCAGTTCATTGATTCTTGCCTCCAATTCATCTATTTTCTTTGTTATCTTTGGGTATTTCTTTCTCCATGCATCTTCAGGTTGTTCTAACCAAGTTAGTCCCCAACGATCCACGAGATAATCCACTGCTCTATCGAATTGAGCATATCCCCATAACCCGATTCGTGTAGTGCTAAGATAAGCCAATACCATAGCACCAGCAATACTGCCAGCAATGCTTGTATAGATCCATAATCTGTCACTAGCCATCCTTTCTACCATATCCCAAATCATTTGTCAGCCGCCTGTACTTCCGCAGGATCAACTACACCTTCTTGCATTAGTCTGTTACGGTTTGCAAGGTGAGCAATTTCAACATCTGCTTTGTTTTGACCGTGATATGGAACAGCGTGTCCTTCTTCAATCAGCACTTTAGATACAGTAGTGTCACCGCATTTAAAGTCACCGAGCACACGACCAAACTTACCCTTCATGTCTTCACCATTCTTATCATCGAATGTGATTAGGATTGCTTCTTTTTCTAATAGCTGCTTCAATCTATTCTTTGATACAAGTCCAAAGATCTTCTCAACTTTATTTGACGTACGTGATTCTGGGGTGTCGATGCCAACTATTCGTACGCGCTCGTCCGTGAGCACGATACCGAACCCAAGATCAATATCCACGTCTACAGTGTCGCCGTCGACGATCTTTAAAACTTTTACTTTATACTCGTTAGGCATTATTCTTTCTCCAAGTATTTTATATAATTGGACATGCCGTGATCACGGGCGCCATCAAATGGTTGTTTATTTTTCCAAGCAGCGCGACGTCCTCTGAAACCGTCTTTGAATCTCTGCCATGATGTCATTTTACGGATGTTACCGTAGAAATTAATATATTGAAGCTCTCCATGATGTCTATAACCAAGAAAAGCAAATGGAACCTTTGGAACAATATCATTATTATTAACATGCCTGTAATGCTTGCATGTAATATTCTTAACGAACTTTTTAGTTCCCACTCTAGGTGATCCATATGTGTACAACGCATGTGGATTTAGTCGAGAAGCCGCAATAGTTGCCATTGCGCCGCCTAACGAATGTCCACAGATGTATAGTTTACGGGAACCAAGTTTGTCACCCATAACTTTTAAAACATCTTGCCATACTTTTTCTAATTCAGTTTGAAATCCGTTGTGTACCCAACCACCAACTTGGGCTCGGTCTGGGAATGCGTTGAGATCTGCTTTAATATCAGAAAACTCGCCCGGTTCTGTGCCACGGAAAGCAAGAACCATTTCAGTTTTGTTCCAGCACACATGTACCTGTGCGCAGTCAATGTCGATGAACTTATGATAGGTGTAGCCTAACTTTTTAAAATTAGGTTTGGCTTCTTTACCATCTTTATACGCAAGCTCTGCCATATGGGCAAAGTGTGCTGAGCGATCTATAGTCATGTCTAACCCTTTGTTTGGTTTCCATGATATATGTCACTATTTTAATAATTAATTTTCAAATTGTAATTCTCTAAGTTGTTTTAACTCTGCTTCGAGTTTTAAAACTTCGAGTTGTTTCTTTTTTAGTTCTAATTCATATAGTCTATTACAATCAATTCTACTCTTAACTCTTTTGCCAAGAGGTATGACAATTCTGGCATAGACTCCAACATCACCGGGCGTATCATTTCCAAAGGCTCCGCCTTGTTCAACAGTACCAGTCACGCCAAATTCCATATTAGTTGCTGACCCAATAGCATTTGAGCAATCAAGTTCTCCGGCCCTAAACTTATCAGATTGATAGTTTTGTGGCATTGAAGGTAAGCCTAAACTTATTGAACTTGAATCACCATATGCGCATGTTGCCATTAACATAAAAATAATAAAATATCTCACATTTTTGCCTCACTTTATTTTCGAACATATTTTAGAGGATACTCCTGTAGTTCGAACATTGTCCTTTTCTAATTTAGATAAGGTGCAAATATAGGTAGCATCATCTAAATCACTATTGCGGATATAAACCTCAAAGGTCTTTTTTCCTAAATACTCTAACTTTATAATCTTTTCTTCTGAAGCAAACGCAATTGGCTTCCATTCACTCGTAAACACACCAATCTCATAATATCTAACATCATCTCTTCTATTAAATAATTTCATACTTGTTACTGACACGCCTGATATATAAGACGGTTTCATAGTAGGATAAGCTGGAACCATCTCATGAGCATTTGCTGCACCAGACAGCCCCAACAATATCCCTATCACATACTTCATATTACTTTGCGATACATTCGGCTTCTACGATAGCAGTATAGTTACCGCCTGGAAGAGCCTGATTATATCCGTATTCGGCAGAGGATTCAATAGTGAACCATGTGCTACCGGCAATTGTCATATCGTATTCGGTTGTGCTATCGTATACGACTTTATTTGTTTCATATGCTGACATTAATGGATCTGTAACTTTATCTACCGCAACAGTACCAGTCCAGTTAACAACATCATTCAAAGTTGGTGATGATGAGAATGATGTCGGGTACGAGATTTTTGCGATATAGCTATCAGCTAATGAAACATCGTAGCGAATACGAGGAACAACGCCGCCATCTGCAGATGCAGTGCTTAGTTTGTCGGCGGTAGGGTTACCATATACGCCCTGAGTTTCAGTATGAACAGAACATTTAGACTGAACTGTGCCCGTAATATTAACATTTGCAAAGCTTGCAGATGCTAATAGCGAAAACGCCACTGTAAGTGTTTTTGTATTGAACATTTTAGTTCTCCGATTGTTTATCTTATTAATCATATTGTAAACGAACCATATCCCTATGCAATTGTTGACTTGCCAAATTGCTCAATGCTTTTCTGTTGTCGGGAATATCTTTATCTTCAAATGATAAAGAATCTTCGTATTTTCCTCCTTGAATAGTGACGCTATAATAAGGAGTAAATTGAATACTATTAGTTAATTGTGCCATAGCAGCTTGTTGCTGAGCTGCATCGCCGATCGATTCTGCAGCGCCTGTAATAGCTAACACCTCTTCCAACGATCTTTCTTCAGTTTCTTCTTCTTCGGTAATCACTTCTTCTTGAATTTCAGTTTCTTCAAGGTCGGTTTCTGCATTTTCTTCTAAATATCTTTGTACGAATTCATCATAATATGGATCATCATAATCAATAGTGCCTAAAAGCCCATTATCTAACAAATATTGATACATAGAATCAAAATATCCATCACAGCTTGGATCTAATAAAGGATTGTAACAAGTATCAAACTGATATGTGTATGATATATTGGCATCACTAATTGTGCCATCACCATTCACAAATATTTCCCCAGGCCCCCATCTATTACCTGGAATGTTAGTAATCATCGGATCAAATCCAACTTTAGTATTTCCGGGTAACTGATCCCAGCTATCGTTTCTCTCGTATACATAACCACCATTTATTGCGTCTTCATTACGAATAACAACAGTGGCATCAGTAGATGGATCTTTCGTTATAGTATAACGATGAAATACACCACTAACCTCTATACCAGCCTCGGGCGGTAATATATCAGCCATATTCCAACTGTAACCATTGCTAGTAGCGTTATTGGTTTGTCCGGTTATGACTTCAGAGTAGCAATAAGAGTAAGAGGCCACCAACACCAGCGGCACCTTTAAGAGTGCTTTTATCATCTTCATCCATATCTTTCAGAATAGTGCTTCGTTTTACATTTGATGGTTGTTTACCCTCATCTAGTTTCCAAGCTTCCTTAGCAGCATCGCCAATCATTCCATCATATGGGCAAGGTGTGCCAGCATCCATCATAGCATCAAAGATTCTAGAATCTTGACACATAACAGACACGGCAGCAACTTTCATGCCCATGTCATATAAAGTTTTTGCATTTTTGAGTCGTTCACAATTCATATCACGAACTGTTTTACCAGCAGAGATACCAAGAATTTGTGTTTGAACCGCGCCTGAAACACCGATCGTACATGTGTCACTATTCGATGTATTGATCGAAGGTGAAATTGCTGATGGTGGTGCAGTTTTGACAGTTGTAGTTGAATTCGAATTCGAAGTAACAGTACTATCAGTTGTGGATTCAGTAACAATTGGTTCAGCAACTGCTAAAGAGTAAGCAAGAATCAATGGCACTGCAATTAGTAATTTTTTAAACATAGCATAGTCCTATAATATAATAACATTCATATTTATGTAAAAAAAGAGCGCCACAAGGACGCTCTTTTAATTCGGATGGCGTATAGCCTATCCCTGTGCCAAAGGCAGTTATTAGAAGTTAAAGCCAACACCAACTGTTGCTGTGTCGTATTTAAAGTCTTTGTCAGCTGATACTGTACCATATACAGAAACATTAGCAGTTACGCCGTATGTTGCTTTTGCAGATACACCAGTAAAGTTTACTGTTGCGCCGTCTGTAAATGTAGCACCTGCGTGCATTTTTGGTTCAACTAGGAAACCGGCCATTGAAAGTGCTGGTCCAAATTCAAGTGCAGCTGTTTCTGTTTCAATATCATATTCAACGTCACCGGCATAGCCTAGATCAGCTGCAAATGCAGAAGTTGTAAGAGCGAATGTTGCGGCTGTTGCCAAGAGAATATTTTTCATTTTTAGTCCTATAAAATTAAAGTTGTTGCGAGTCCGTTCTGTTTCTAGGTGGTGCTCATACCCACCAGCATTATGCCGCTAGGGCGTAACCTGTAGGTGCGAAATTTTCATTTGCATTTAGTTTAATTGACCAATAACGCAGTCATCCGGTAAACTCCACTTTCACTTTCACACCTGTCGATCCTAATTTCGACCCCATCAAAAAGATACGCTCAAGAGTTTTTCTAACTTCTAAAATTTGAAGTCTCAATTCTTCATCTCTTGTGTTATGATGAAGTTCTACCAACTCTTTAGTGTGTTTCAGTTCAAACTCTAAATATTCTTTTGAATATTGTTTCATTGTGTATCCTTATGGTGGAGTCGCTGGGTACCGCCCCCAGGTCCAGAATGTGTCCACGTTGCTTCAACGTTTACAGGTTATATATTAACATAAAGGATGGATTAAGTAAACCCCTATATTATAGTTTTAATACTGTGACTTTTAAATCACTTTTTACGAAGCTTTGCTTTGATATCCTCGAGTCCGGGTTTGACGTACGGTTTGGATTCCGGTACCGGTACAGCTTCAGTGGGTTTCTTATCCCATCCATGGCTGCTTCTAAGAGCGGAGATTCTTTTCCGTATATTATTGGTTTTTTCATAGATAGATTCTACCTCTTTTTGACGCTGTTCCATCTTATTCTTGTGGTCAGTCATCCGCCACCAATTAATAGCTTTTTTAAGGATACATTTCATATTCATGACCTAAGCCGTCAAAACGATAGGCTAGAGTGTAATACAAAGCATCAATGGCTTGATACAATTGTTCTAGAGTGCCATTATTATCAATAACATAATCAGTCATCCATGGTTCTAGACTCATAGACGACTTATCTTCAGGTGGAAGATGGTCTGAGCGATCTACCCAAATAGCACAATCAATCAAGCCAGCATTCTTGATACCATGGAATTCACGTTTATTACGAAGACCTGCATAGATGTCAGAAATCTCAAAGATCTCACGGCCAATGGTAGCAGGATCGTCTTTACAGCGTGCAGCAATAAGATCATACCATTCTGATCTATGGTTACCACGATCTTCAAAACATTCTTGTACAGTCTTATAACCATATAGTGGTGCCAATACAGGAAATACAGTATGCTCTGCATTATGCATACTTGAAGATGCAAACTGCAATCCGTATTTTGATTCAAAGTATTCTGCTACAGTATCTTTACCGTGTCGAGCATGTCCGACAATCAATAGTTTCATTATTAGTCTTTCTTATAAAAAATGTGAGCGCCAATTTTAGTTACTTCAGTATAAGCATTTGCCCACGAAGGATTTACGTAGTCAGCGTGGTAAAACACTGCACCGTGTACAAAGTCATCTTCTTCATTTTTATATACCCTTTCAGCAATATCTTTGGCAATTTCCCACTGCTCGGTTTCTTTTGGAGTATGGTCTTTAATCGTATGGGTCCAGCTAAATTGCTTACGCTGATATACTACTTTACATACATTATTTGGCCAGCTTTTATGCGCTACACGGTTCATCGTAACCTGTGCAACTGCGATTTGGCCAGCAATTGGTTCACCACGTGCTTCGTGGTAGATGTTAAGCGCGAGGCAGGTTTTATCCTTTACTGCCTTGGCCTTTGCTTCTTCTGATGTACAGCCTATAATAAAACCAACTACTATAGCTACTGTCATCATAAATGATAGTGCGTTAGTGATTTTCATTGTTCTGCCTCATTAATTATTACATTATTACAACTGTTATACCATATATGAAAAGGAGTGTAAACAACTATTTTCGCTTAATCTAGTTTTTTTATGCCAAGGGCCCAGTTCTCTGCAGCATCCTCGACATACCGCAAAGATTTGTTAGGGAAATCCTCTGTAAAAAACATTCTACCGTTATCATCAAAGTACTTGATATAGGTCATTTCTTCTTTTAAATCCATATGGACTTCACAATGACCTCGGCCAGGAGGATCAGCATAATACGTTGAGATTTTTCTATTCATCATGTACAAATTCCTCTACCATTGGGAAGATCTTAGCGATTGCCTTAGCAACTTCACGCGCAACTTCAATGTGTTCTTTCTGTGTTCCGTTACCTGAGCGTAGTTCAATGTAATGAACCCAAGAACGAAGTGTTCCATTCATATACACCTTGCTTACAGTATTGCCTTCAGGAAGAACACAACGTGCCTGTTCTTTTGCAATACCATTCATAATTGCCCATTGATACGCTAGTTTTGCTTCATGAATAATCTGGGTTTGTTTCATTACCCAAGCTTTTTGCAATTCAAGATCGTCACTTTCAATACTATTCTGACGATTCTTCGGATCTTGTAGACGCGCTTCTCTTAGAACAAAGGAAACATCAAGGTCGTTAGGATCGGCGTAGCGCTGGCTAAATTCCTGAAAGTAGAAGCTTCTGTGTCGGAGGATTTGCCGCGCGATGTCCCGCGTTGTGTCGATCCCGATTGTGGCGTTGCACATTTCGAGTGGTGACCAGTGTTTGTGCTTGACGAGATATCGGACAAGTCTTTCTCCGGTGTCTTTGTTGAACTGGTTAGCTGGGTTAGATACTCTGGCACAGTAGGCAATAAGCTCGAGTGCGTCATTGAAGTGCTCCTTAAATTCTTCTGCTGGTGCTGGTTGCACAACCAAATAGGCTTTCATAGCCTCATTTGCAAATTTCATATTATTCTCCCAGCGAAAGAAGAGGATTACGAGCGCCTTTCATTTCAGACCCGCCTTGAATGTATTTCACATAGGCCTTACCGCTAACTTTATATTTAATAAACCTACGATTGGTTTCCTCTTTGTTAGGATTTTCGAGGGTAATAGTAATATCTTTACCCTTTGCAAGTGCATCGAGCTTCCGAAGCATTTTGTCTGCGTTTGTTACGCCTTGACTGCCGTATCCAATGGATGAACGACGCTCACCCTTTGATACGTTGCCAGTGCTCTGTCTTTTCTTTCCCATAATATTCTCCTAGAATTTAAAGTCTTCAAATTTTTTCTGATCTTCACCCTGATTGGTTCGATCAAACATTGGTGTGTCTTTCATTAAGTTTTGGCTAGTATCATCAGCATCAAACAATCTCATCTTAGATCTATCAATACCAACAACAAAGCGTTTGTTTTTATTTGGGTCGTTGTATCTATTCTTCAATTGTTTGACCATAATCTGGCCTTGTGCATCTAACTCTTCGCTGGATACCAAAGCGAACATTAGGTCTGCGGTAGCGGGTAGTCCAAAAGACTCGGAGGTATCTTCAAGCCCAGGATCCGAACTAGAATAACCAGTACGAGTCGTTTGGGTTGCAGAGACGATCGGTAAGTCGAATTCGACGGCAAGGCCACGTAGTTCTTCAGCAATGGCTTTAATGTATGCATAGCTGTTTACTGATCCTCCCATTTTCATTCTTGCTGATGCACAGATATTAAGATAATCTACAAAGATAATATCTGGAACAAAGGCTTTTTTAAGTTTCAATTCATTCAACAATGCTCTGAAGTGATTAGCATTAGCCGAACCGGTTGGATACTCTTTAACAATAAGTTTACCATTAGTTTTAGTCTTAAGACTGTTTACACGATCTTTAAACATCTGCTCATCCATACTATCAATTTGTTCGATAGGAATGTCAAGCAAGTTGGCGTCGATACGTTCAGCTACACGTTCTTCACTCATCTCCATGGATATATATAGAACATTTCTGCCTTCATTCAAGGCTGCAGCTGCAACATGGCACATAAACAGAGACTTACCTACGCCAGTGCCAGCAAGAGCAATGTTCAGTGATTTATTAGCAAGGCCGCCTTTAGTAATTAGATTGAAATATTCGATATCAAATGGGATCTTTTCTTCCTGTGAATGATAAAATTCATATCGTTCATTAACATTCTCAAGATAGTCATGACCAATATTTGTATCAAATGTAACCGCCAAAGCTTTTTGTAGGATATCAGGCAAAGCATTTTTTGTGAGGGTCTTATGCTTACCATCAATAATGCTAATAGACTCCATAACAGCATTGAATAGTGCACGATCTTGACACCACTTCTCTGTTTTATTATAAAGCCATTCATCATCAATATCTTCAATCTTAAAGATTTCTGGGATGATTTCTACTGCATGACGATAGTGCTCATCAGACATAGTTTGATTATCATCAAGTTCAATCTTAAATGCTTCAGCTGTAGGCAGTTTATTATACTTGGCAACAAACTTGGCTACTTCACGAAATAGTTGTTGATATACTCCTTCAAAATATTCGGGTTGGATGAAAGGGAGTACACGCCTCATATACTCATCATTCACCAATAGGTTTCTTAGAACAGTTTGTTCTATGTTTGCATTAATCAAAGTTCACCCTTTTCTCGCATTGCAGCACGGATCTTAGTTGCTGAGATACTATGTGTCTCTTCTCCAAGATCGTGTTGCGTGAATGTGTAACCAACACCTCGACCGTAGCTAATGTCTACGATGTTTGGTACTTTCATAATAACATATTCAGAGCCCGGTGTAAACCCCTCTTCTCGCAATCCATCTTCAATAGCATCACAAACATAATCGTAATAAAATGGATTATCATCTTGGGTTGCAGTACGTCCACCTCCGGCATCTTCACCAACAATGCCTTCGACGTCACGTACCATAATAACCACTTGGCCTACATCTGCATGCGCTTTCTTAAATAGCTCGGTGTGCCCGTCATGCCATGGCTGCCAACGACCAAGCATTTCTGCTGTGGGCTTCTTCCAATCAAACATTATATTCTTCCTTTAGCACTCTTGCTATTTCTTCGATCGCTTCTTCTGTTTCAAACTTATCCACGCGAATATCCCAGTCCTTGGGATTCTCGAAGATCTTGTTTGTGTCTTCAAATCGCCCGGTGGTAATAGTGTCCATCCAAATAGTAATATCCGCGTCAAACTCTTTACGGGTTTCACACGTAGGGCACACGAAGTCACAGATAACTGTTCGCCCCCGCTTGTGTTCGAAGTTAGCGAAGGTGTTCATACGTTCCGCCTGCCGGCGGCGACCAGGACCACTGAAGTCCCAGTCGTTCGCCATGTTACGAATACTGTCTGCGTTGTACCACGCACACTCTAGCTGTTTCTGTAGTCGCTGGGCTAGATAGGTCTTACCACTGCCTGGTAGACCGCAGATCAAGATTTTCATTATTTTTTATTTTCAAGCGCGCGCGCTGCATTCTCTAATATTGAATCTAATATCATACTTGCATGGTCTTGTAAATCAGTATTTGAATCACTCAATTCATCGTCAGGGGATGATACGACGTCAAAGTTAAATGTCATATATTCTTCATCATCTGACACTTTAAGTTTAGTGAACTTGAGAATCGTTTCAGTAAAAGCTCCAGATAGAATACGAATATCCCAATTTTCACCTTCTGAGGGAACAAGTTCATAATCTACGTTTTCATTAAGCAACGGTTTACCTTCTAAATCAAATGCGCTCATACTAAATGCCCTCTATCGTTGTAGCCAGGATATTTTAAATCTGGCAGAATTTTTTCTACGTTAAATTGTATATGGTGTAAATATCGTTTTTCCATATCATTAAAAGCGTCTCTAGAATGCATGCTAAACGTTTGTTCACTAATAACCACATCTCCATCTTCCCATTGGTGAGAATACACGAATTGTGGTTGAGTCAGATATTGTAAAAGCTCATCAGCGATTTCTAAAGATTTTTCTTCGCTCATACCTTCAATGCAACCGACTTGCAATGGGGAAAAGAAAAATGATTTATCCCCAAAATCGTTTTCTACGATAATATTGTCCCATATACCCATATTTTTTATGATAAGATTTTCTTCGATGCGCCATGCATGAGTGCTCCTATCGCTATCTTGTTGGTATCGTGTATTATAATGGGAAACCCTTAATCCGCCATAGAAATTCTTTTCTTCTTCAGAAAGGGCATTATATGCAAGAAAATTATTGGTAAAATTTGTTACTGATCCAGTAGTATCAGTAATGCCATACAGCCAAACACAAGGTCTTCTATCAGGATGCCCAATCCTATCACTGTGCCATTTTAATTCAGTTTTATGACTAAAATGTCCAGGTCCACCATTTGTACCAGGTTTTGCTGTAACTCTTAAAATTCCCGGATATTCTTTAATAAAGATATCCTGTTGATCGGACGGTAGATTATCCCAATATTCGGCAACATCTGCAAAATCATAACTACCAAATGATCCACAAAAGTCTAACTCCTCTCTGGGAGTTAGCTTTTGATTTTTCCACACAACAACAACGTTTTTGCGCAACAATTCAAGTGCTTCAAGCTTATCTTCTAAAGACATATCCTGAATTCGGTTATGTATTCTAACAACCCAACCATTTTCCAAAAACGAATATTCTAATGCCAATTGTTATTCCTCGCTTTCTAGTACAATATCATCCATATTAACAAGAGACTCATGTCCAATTTGATATTGTTTTTTCAAGAATTCTTTAAAGTCGGTGTTCTCAAAGATAGGTTTCCAGAATTCTTCTGTTAGTGTATCCTTTGCACGATATTTAGTATCTACCAATTCGCCTGTTTCTTGATCTACATGACAGAACCATCCATTCGACGGTTTAGCAGCATAGTTACCAGCAAGAGCAACATCAAGAAGACCTGACCATTTCTCTACGCCACCTTCCCATGATACCGAAATAGGGATCTTGGACTTTTCTTTAACAAAGCGAGACTTCTCAACATTGATAACAAAGTGATAACCTTTAATCTCAGTACCAACTTTATCTTGTTGACGACCGAGGATCCAGATATTATCTGCAGAGTAATAAATCCCAGTGCCACCAGATACAATAGCTTTAGGAAACAGCCCAATTTCTTGATATGTATGGTTAATAGCCAACATAGGAATATTCTTCATAGCAAGATATGGTGTTGCCATACGGAACAAACCTTTCAATGCTTTGGCTCGTGACATATCTGCTACTGACTTTTCATTCAGAGCATCTTCCATTTCTTTCTTCGATGCAAGGTTACCAATAGAGTCAATAACAACAATTACATTATCCTTACGATCAAGTTGCTCGAGCTGGCCAATAAGATCAAACTTAAGTTCTTCAACATTCATAATAGGAGTATGAAGAACCCGAGCAGGATCAATACCAAACTGCTTGAAGTATGACTGAGGTGAGCCAAATTCTGAGTCATAGAATAGAATCACTGCATCATCGTATTTCTTTAGATATGCACCTGCCATAAGAAGAGCAAATGAAGTCTTAAAGTGCTTTGAAGGGCCAGCGAGAACAGTAAGTCCAGGAGTAAGACCTCCATCTGGATCACCTGATAGTGCAACGTTCACCATCGGAACGTCAGTTTGCACCATATCTTTTTCATTGAAGAACTTTGACTCAGACAATACTTCAGTCGTCTTAAGCTTAGAGTTCTTTTTCAATCTGTCCATAATTGAAGACATTAAATAAATTCCCATTCGATATTTGTTTCATTAAACAGATCCATAGACATTTTCCATGAGTCAGCCCAACGTGGATCATCAGGATTACCTTGCATGACTACACGTTTTATTCCAGTTTGAATTAAACCAAGTGCACACCTGTTGCAGCAAGGCAATCCCGATACGTACATTGTAGCACCATCAAGTGATACTCCATTATATGTAGCGTTGTAAATAGCATTCATTTCTGCATGAACGATTAATTCATATTTAAGTTCACGATTATTATAGCGATAATCAGCATCATCTATACCACGAGGAAAGCCATTATAACCAGTGCATAAGACTTGGCCTTTATCGCTAACCGCCACTGCACCTACCTGTGTTGATGGATCTTTAGACCAGGAACTAACCTGTTGTGCCATCTTAATATAGCGAAGATCCCATTTGCGAGACATATCTTTTCCTAATGTTGTGGATGATTAATTATAACAAAGTTATCCGCCAATGTAAACATCCATTTCTGGACGATACCAAACTTTTTGATTATGAATACGACCAAGCAGGTTATAAATTTGCGATGTTTCTTCTGATAGCTCTAGAATCTTTTTAGCAGTGCTAGGAGTCTGACACAGCCCCGATAGTTCAGCAAGACGAGTATATAGTGCCTTCTCAATATGTGAGATATCATTTACAGTAAGAGTGAAGTTTGTATTAGGTTTCATCGGGTTTCTTTTTCCTTTTGTGCTCTTAAGGCCGCAAGAATATAAAGCCTATGTTGTCTGTATTCTTGTACAACTTGCGCGAATGTCTTTGTCATGCTAGTAGCTCCGTTAGTGAGTGTGTACTATTATTTACTTTCTTTTGATATGCAACAGGCCTCCAAATATCTGGATACATAGGCGTATCATCTTCGTTCATCATATAATAACCAGAAGCATTAGTAAGACCACGACCTGAACGGTCAAGGTTATTCAAAAATCTAACATAGATGCATAATGTATCTTCATGTGCAACAGCATTAGTACCTAGGCGTTCAGTAAGATTTGCTAATGCCGCGTCATGATATTCGTGTTCGCTCATGCCCTTAGGTCTGCGAAACATTTGCTCGATTGCCTGTCTTGCATTATTGCCACAATACAAACTAGAATTTGGATCAACATACTGTGGATGGTACGTAGCGATGTCAGCAATCATTTGTGCATAAGGAAAGTTCCAGCGACGTACACCTCTATCAATATTCTTTTGATTAAGCCTGTCAGTCAATTTCTTTTGATCTAAAGGCGCGGCGTTATTCATAGCAAGATTTTCTTCTAACCAGCCAGTCAATTCCTTCATCAACTCTAGACCAAAGGTAGTAATGTGCTGTGTCAGATTCAAGCCCTTTATCGGTGTAGGATTTTGGTTTCCGATAGTAGAAAACATTTTGCGGTCTGCGGCTTTCCATTCCTTCATAAGGTTAGCCATTTCATCTGCAGTCTCATATAACCCAAAATGCGTTACCACTGAATGGTGATAACCGTGCCAATCCTTGCCAGCATAAAACCCTGAACCAGTACTACGATGAACGTAGTAGGCATAAACGTGTTCTAATAAAGACCACTTATCTGTCACATATTTTTTAACGCGTTCTTGCACGGCTACTGGTCGCTTCTTAAATACTCGCTGATCAGTGCCGTAATTTAAATCCTGATTGACATTATTGAAACCTTCATACGTACGAGATACACAATTGTAAGCAGGAATGTTTTGCATCAGCGGGTCGTTGACATGCTTATTGGCCTCAGGGCCAAGATAATCTAGGTCGCCGATTAGACAGTTCTCTTCTAGCCAAGCGGACTTTGGCCAGAAGTAATTTACGTAACAATCATAGTTTGGTCTTGTTTCAAGTGCTGTCATGACATGAATATCTCCAGTGGGTCGTGTGTTAGCTCACCCCAATTCTTCCTACGATACTTCATAGGATTTAGGTGAACCGATTGTGGTCGTTCCATGTTTCCAGTTGCATAGATTTCTGGATCCATATCGTACCATTGGTTAGGACATTTGACAATGCTCATGCCAAGATCAGTCATGCATCGCTCCATAAGCTTGACTACAGCAGAACGTTCTTCTCTAGAACCCGTAAATGGGCGCTTGGCATAGTATCCAGTCTTTGGCAACTTGCGACCTTCAAACTCGATAGGCCATGGCAATCCATACTCTACTTCAAGACCAGTGCTTTTACCAAAATCGTTAAGGCTACTTATCATGGTCTCAACATCAGCATTGAGACGAACAATATGATGGCGAATATCAATATTACCAAGTGATATAGTTAAGCCTTTATGATAAGATTTAATATGAGAACGAATATATTCAAAATCCGTATTAATTTGATTATTTAGAGTAGTTCCATCTTGTTTGACAGTTGAACTATTTAAAGGTGCATAGGCACACGTGTGACTATCACCAATAGCTAACCATTCATGCTTAAGATCAGAACCTACTATGCTTTTTGCTTCAGACAGTTTTTGAGTAATGGCATCACACCAGCCCTTATCTTCTACGTCTTTTCTCTTTTTTAGCTGTTCACCATAAGCAACAGGAGGACCATCTAGAAAAGTAATATTTTCTGCATTAAGAAAATTATCTACGCTTGATTTCAGAAAGTCATTAAACCCACCCATAAGATTAATTGTACCACCAAAGTTAGCGCCAGGTAATACGTAAATATCCTTATGAAATGAATTTTTATGGTCTAAATCAATCTCAAGGTTCTCTGACCACGTACGAGCATAGCCAAAGCTGTGGCTCGTTTCTTTTTTAGGTATTTTAGCAAATGTTCCAACTATCCTTGCCATAATATAAATCCCCTTAAACTACTAAATTAAAATGTCTTTCATATACATGCAAGTTCATTACTTGCCAGATCAGGTCACCTTTTGTAAGTTCATAACCTTCTTCATTTAGATTATCAATAGCACGATCCATAAGATGTTGTGCCCAAGCGTAATCATTCTTATAGCCAAATACTACATCATTAGAACGCATTTGCGATACCATATGCAGTTTATTATCACGAATATAAAATGTTTGAGCATTAGTACAGATAAAATCAGATTTACCATTTTCGTTGTACTCAGCCCAAATAGAGGGACGATTATAAATCATCTGAGCACGCCGGCTATCTGGATTCGCAATCAACTCGGCAATGGCGTTATAGTACTGATTATAAAACTTTGGAGAGTCTACAAGATATCCGTAGTTTGAATTGATATTACCATACTTATCTGCTGAATACTTCCAAGCAGCAGGAGCATCAGCACCGGACTCTGTGTTAATATCGTAGATGTTAGTAGACTGAGACTCGTACCAAGCAATCTCTTTATCAATGTATTCTTGATTAGGAATGCCGAAGATGGATGGTTCATCGGCGATGAATGATGCACCTAGCATCTCAATAGTCTTGGCACCAGTTTTATCAATGGTATATCGCTGGGCGTCCAGTTCGTCAAAGAAGTGGTCACGAATATCAGTCACTTTTAGCATTATCAGCTACTCTCTTTCTAAGTCCAGATGATGAAAATCTATGGTTCCGTTTGTTGAAGTGGAACTCAATACCTATTTTACGACAAATATCTTTGCCTGTAAACTCTTTTTCTTTATATTCTTCTCCTAGAATACGAATATTAATTGGATACATTTCTAGAATATCTAGGAGATCTTGTTCAGAATGATATACTACAATCTCATCAACATATTTCACTGCCGATAGTTGTGCGTATCTTTCTACAATAGTCTGAACGGGTTTATTCTTCTCAGGTCTATCGTAACTCGGATCGACCTGTAGTCCGCAAATAAGATAATCACATTGAGCCTTGGCTTCGCGCAGCATCATAATATGCCCGGCGTGAAGCAAGTCAAATGTGCTACAAGTAAATCCAACTTTCATGTTTATCCTATTTTTTACGTCTACGTTTTTTATTAACTGTTCGACGAACATCAAAAACTATTTTAAATAGTGGAAGAATTTCAATTCTAAACCAGCCTAGTCTAAAATTAAGTCTCATTTTTTTCCACTTGCCTTATATTTGATCGGCTTAAGAGCCTTTGCTTTTTTCTTTAAGCTTTTGTTTTCACGAATTGCACCAGATTTAGTTTTTACTAGTCTAGATTGTTTTGCCATGTTCATACCTTTTTATAAGCATATTCCAAGGCTCTGTCAGCCTCGATTTCAATTGGTCGGTTTTCATACCAACCACCATTTTCCATATCAAATTGCTTACATAGTTCAGCGATTTGAGAAGCTTGAATAGGATATTCCTTATCAATTGCTCTAGCCGATATTGCTACCATGATTTGATACATCTTATGATACCAACCGGTTTCGGTAATAGTAGAATATTCAGCAGCAAGCTTCTTAGGCCAAAACGGGCAATCATGATAACTTGACCAAATAATGTTGGTATTTTGCATCATCGACTTACGATGATTGACTACTTGTTCTACGAGTTCAGGAGGTAGTCGATCGAGAAACGTGTTACCACTCTTAGCCCTATCTACGTAGGGGTAACGGGCAAGAAGATTGTCAACATCAATAGGATTGCCACTCCCACTGAATATAAAATTATCAGCCTCGTCATATGTTGCAGGGATGTAATACATTCGGCTGAGGTCTTTACATTGTTTATCTCCTGACTCGTCAAGGTGAGATTGGAGTGCGAACCAAAAGTGTTTGATTTCTGCCACTGGTATATGGCGATCAAGTTCGAATACGAGTCGGAACTTTTTCTTAGTAGGGCGACTGCTTGCAGTGCTGTAGCAAACAAAGCGCCAATCACCAGCAAGTTTACGTACAAAATCATTTAGGTTTCCATCAATCTCAATGTCATCAACGTCAACAGCTGCCCAACCTGCCCAAGCAACAACATTCTTATTGGCTCGAGTAGTATCTGGTTTATATATAGCTGGCGAAAATAATTCAGCATCTACTTTTCCTTTCTTAGGTTGCTTAGACAATTCATACAGGAGTTTCTCTAGCTCGTCAAAGCTAGAGAAATCCATTCGCCGATGAGTTTTGTTGTCATAGGCATATCTTTGTTGTTCTTCCCACCAGCGAGGTGGTTTAAACAGCGTTAGGGATAGCACCGTGATTATCCTTATGTGTTGGTGGTGTCCATCCAGATGGCTTAAGAAGATCTGGAAGTCCAAATGGGTTTGGCCGGCCAGGCTTTACACCAGGCGATTTTGTCATATTCGCTTCGTATACACGATCCCATGCTTCATTAGGATCTACGCCGAATACATCTAGTGTTCCAATCGCAAAGACGCAAAGGTCAATCAGGCCATCAACAACTTCTTCAGCATCACGGTCAAAGAGTGCAGCATCAATAGTTTCATTCATTTCTTCCATACACATTTTAAGACGGAAGCGTAGATACTTCTGCATAAGTTCTTTATCGTGTTTATTCTTTTCCATCCAATCAGTAACACCAACTTGTGGTGCATCATGCGGATATCATTAG